ACCGAAAGAGAAGCTCTATTGGGAATCGGTATGACTGGTGTTGCATCGGGTGCAGTTCTTAGTTTGGATATGCCTGAGGCTGCTGAAGTTGCTTACAGAGTCAATAGAAGTACTGCCGATGAGATTGGAATCAATCCTTCTGCTCGTATCACCACAATCAAACCATCAGGAACCTCATCAATCGTTTTGGGATGCTCGTCTGGTGTTCACACTTGGCACTCAGATTACTACATTCGCAGAATGAAAGTAGGTAAGACTGAGGCACTTTACACTTACCTGTCAATCAATCACCCTGAGTTGTTGGAGGATAGCATCTACACTTCTGCCGAGGCTTATGTATGTGTTCCAATCGCTGCTCCTAAAGGATCGATTACTAGGCACTCTGAGAGCGCAATTCAGTTCTTGGAAAGGGTGAAGTTGTTACACGAGAAATGGATTAAACCTGGCCACGTCTATGGTGAGAATACGCACAACGTTTCAGCCAGTGTAACAATGAAACCAAATGAATGGGGAATCGTTGGAGAATGGTTATGGGAGAATCAGAATCACTACAATGGTTTGTCTTTCATGCCAGAGAATTTAGGTTCGTACAAACAGACTCCATTCGAGGATACTGATGAGGTTACATACCTAGAGTTATCAAAGGGTTTGAGTAAGATTAATGTCGCAAATATTGTAGAAATTAACGACAACACAAACCTAATGGGCGAAGCAGCTTGCGCTGGCGGGGCCTGTGAAATTTCTTAATGAGCGATAAAGCCATCATTATTGCACCATAATTGCACATTTTAATGGTTAAATGAGCTAAAATGGCACAAATTGCACATTAAATTGTGAAAAAATCACAAAAAGTGTATATTTGTACTGTTTCATGTTTTATTTAGTTTAGGGTTTAAGGGGTGGCATTAGCTGCCCTTTTTACTTATAGGTTAATAATTTATAGTTTATAGTAAACCTATAGGTTTATATCTTACATTTGTACTATGAAAAATATCGCAACCGCCATTACGGTAATGTGTATTACGCTGTTCTCATGCGGGACCCCAAAACAAAAATATGACCGTTTGATACGCAAATATCCGCATTTGGTCGAGACTGATACGGTAATCATAAAAGATACTCTCATCAAAGAGACTAAAGTGCTCGTTCCTGAGTACAAGGATTCCTTTATTATTTTATGTGATACTTTTATTGAAACCCAAAAGTTAATTATCTATAAGAAAGGTGATGTTTTTGGTATTACAGTTAAGCCCGATACACTAACCTTTCACGATACTATTGCTTATGAAGTGAAAGTACCCGGAAGAATTGCATATATCGAAAAGATTAATTGGTGGTATGTTGTTATTTCGTTTATAGGTGGTATATTTATCGCATTATATTTGCGTAGATGAAATTCAATCAGCAATCTTTTGACGAAAACGATGGGATAGGTAAGCAATTGCTTACTGCTTTTCTAGAAAAAAAGTGTCACAATGTTTCGAATAATCGTGACAAATATGGTATAGATTTGGTCTCAGAAAAAGATGGAATAGAATACAAGTGGGAGGTGGAGATGAAGAGCAAAAGACCATGGACTTGTATGGATGACTTTGCGTTTAAGACGGTCTCCTTCCTCAACAGAAAGGCGAAGTGGAAAGAAGATACCTTTTGGTATGTGATTATATGCTCTGAAACCCGAGCAGCATTATTGTGCAGATCAGATGTAATCTTTGATGAAAAGTACAAAGAGAAATTATATATCAATACTGCACAAAGAAAAGGAACAGATGAATTTTATAGAGTTCCGAAAGAATTGTGTATATTTGTTCCAGCAAACGAATTTATAGATGAAAGATAACGTAAACCCTTCACATTACAAGCAAGGTAAAGTCGAGTGTATCGATGCCATTGAAGCAGCCACCATTAACAAAAAAGGGTTGGATGCCGTATGTACCGCCAATGTAATCAAATACATATGGAGAGCAGAATCAAAAGGTGGTGTAGAAGACTTGAAGAAAGCTCAATGGTATTTGAACAGAATGATTGAACAATATGTTCAAGAAGTACCAAAAGAATTTGTACACCCTAGTGCAGTTCAAGAATACAAAGATGATCAAGTATCGTCCTCCTTCAGCAAATTATGAAAATATATTGGACATACAGCAAAACTGATTTGAAACCTTCCGAGGTTTGCGCCCATGAAAAGGCTAAGGTGCGATTGTCCAATGAGAAATATCATGTTGGTGGACTCAATAGAGAACCAATACTGACACACTGCATTACTAGCGAAGGGTATTTACACGCCATTAACTATTGTCCAGGACAAGAGATTCATATTGCGCTAATCGGAGGCGTTACTGATGATTACGTCTTCACTAGCACAGCGACCAAACAACAACTACTTGCCTTAGGTAATGTGGTTCGTTTGCAGATGTCTATGGGTGAAGACATACAAGAAGGAGATTTATCTAATTTTGATTTAATAACATGGCTAAAAGCAGTAAACAAGTAATTGAGGAGGAAATCAAAGAACTCCAGAAGTTAATCTCGTGGTGTGAGTATTACACGGCAGTCAACAATCCTATTGAGTCTAACAAGGCTCAGAAGGAGATTGAAGAGCAGAAGAAAAAAATTAATGAGCTTAGAAAAAATCTCCAAGTTCCTAAAAGAAAATAAACTTTCTGAGGTCGATGCGATAGAGAGGTTGCAATTGCAGGATTTCGATCCCGCTAAAGATTTCTATGCAACTCTGGTATCAGCATCCAAGCAGTTGATGACGGCCGTGAAAGAAAAAACTCTAGACCTTGATGATGCGTATCAGAAGGGTTTGTTTCAACTTCTACAAGCGGGAGATAAAATCAACAAAAGTCTTAAGTTGGCTAAGTTAGAGGCTTATCCAGAGGAAGATGTAATTGAAGACAATGTATCCTTTATGGATCGGGTCTCAGGTAAAAAATGAAAAAGAGTAAGTTTGTCTATGACGAGTGGTGGTCCAAGCATGGTCTATCTCCTACAGCCACGGCTAAGGAAAAGGATTTATGGTGGGGTCAAGAGTTGGATTATTGGAGGAATGGTCGCTTCGGTTTGACTGGAGCACACTACTTTGCATTAACCCAAGCCACAGTAAAAGACGCCAGAGGTTACAAAAAAAGACCGATTTGGCGAGATATAGACGAACTGATTTACGAAGGCTACGAAGAGGCCAAGAGAACCAATAACGATTTATTCATAACCAAGAGGCGTGAGGTAGGTTTATCTCTTGTCTTTGGAGGAATCATTCCCGTATGGATTGCGTTAACTCATCCAGGTTCAACATCTCTAATCACCTCGGCAGATAAACAGCGTCTAGAGGAATTGTTTAAGAACAAAACGAGGATTGTATTCGATCACCTAGACGATTACATTCGCCCTGGTGTTATCTCAACACGTCAGCAAGGTTATCTTCACCTAGGACAAAAGAATCAGAGCACGGGAGCCGTTTCTGGATTGGATAGTCAGATTGTAACCAAGGAAACTGTAGACACACCTACAGCATTCGAGGCGTATCGTGCTGCCCATATCTTTATTGATGAATCAATGCTACACCCCAAGGCGGATCAAGTATACAAATCTGCTCAAGCGAGTGTGAAATCGGGCTTCGTTAAGATTGCTCCCATCATCATTGGTGGTAGTGCTGGTGAATCTACATCGGTAGGTCAGAAGTTGGCCATGAATCTATGGAACAATGCTGAGAACTTGAATATCTTAACTCTATTTCTCCCCGGTAATAAAGGGATTATGGAGGCACCCGAGTTGGACGAAGAAGGTAAGGAGACGGGTAAGATTCTAAACTTTTGTCCCAATGGATGGAGCGATGAGAAAGCTGCTACGGAATGGATTCTCAAGACCCGTGAGAAGTTGGATAAGATTGAAGACAAATCATTCTTGAACTCATTCATCAAGCAGTATCCATTGGATATTCAAGAGGTCTTCTCATTCAGCGCAGAAGGTAATTTGCCCAAGCACATCATCGACAAACTGAATACTCAAGAAAGAATTATTCTAGGTGCTAGACCGCCCATCGACAGCGCTATACTATATCACGATGTCAATGGAAATCTTGAGCGTAGACCAGACTTGAGAAGTAGAATGAAGTTCTTGCACAGCCCCGAGCCTGGTCATACATATATCGCTGGTATTGACCCGATTCCTTTTGTCAGTAAGAATATGGGCGATGGTTCTAAACAAGCCATTGTAATTAAAGATATCGATACCAATCGGTATGTGGCCCATTATACAGAAAGGGACTCAGATCCCGATGCAATCGTTGACAACATGATTATGCTACAAGAGTATTACAACAATGCTGTAGCAATGATAGAGATTAACCGAGGTGGTGTAGTACTCGACAGATACAAACAATTGAATAAGTTGCATCTGTTAGCCAAGAAACCCATCTTCTTGGGTAAAGGCTTCAGCAAATCCGATGGTTCGTATGGCTATTACAAAAGTGATCAGACATCAGAGAGAGGCAATACATATCTAATTGAATACTTGAGTAAGCACACAGATGAAATATGGTTTTTGGAATTCATCGAGGAGGCCAAGAATTATCTAGTAGAGAATACGGATTTGATTGATGGTGTTGTAGCGTGTGAGATATTGCATAAAAACATCGTAGAGAAGTACAAAAAGAGTGTAGACAAATTCACCGCTGTTGAAAAGGAAATCCCAATGTTGGAATTGGTCAATGGTAGATACCAAAGAGTCTGGAAGAAAGTGAAAATCAGGTAAAGGGGTGATTCAATTTCAAAGATTCGATGCACGCACATAGCACATCGATTGTCTCATCAGAAGCACCATCCCCATCGTAAGTACAAGGTATCTTCATAGTCTTGCGAGACTTGAGAATGATATAACCATCCTTGTAATAAGTTTTGAAAGCAAAGCGTAAGGAGGGGATGATGACATCTGCCCTCTCCCCTCGATGACTTTTGAATATCAGTTTCCTATTAATCAATTCAAACTTGAGTGCCAGCAAGATAACTCTCATATCTATGCGGGGCTCGGGTATGAAAAAATTTACAATAGGGTTTGCTGTAATGGTTGGATCGTCTGTAATAATTTGTGACATTCGTTTACAAAAAATGAGTAGTTAATTTCTTTCTTATCAATCTCCACAATCTGATTGAAAGGAATTGTTTGATATCCATCCAGTAGATTATGTACTCGACCATCCACATTCAACTTCAATGAAGTTCCGCCCTTCAGTACGGGTAAGAATCGATAGATTTTACCAAAGTTAATCCTTTTTTCTTCATATCCATCAAGGTAAACATATTCAGAGTGCCAATTGCGACTAGCCTTATACCTACCACAGAAATCCAAGATGTTTTCGTGCTTCATCAAAGTTTCCAAGATGGGCGTATCATTTACAAAGTATTCCCTTACAGCTAGTGGTACAACCATAAATGAATTGTCCTTGTGCCAATCCTTCTTGGTTTCAAATACCCCTTTCTCCTTAACCTTACCATCAACAGAGATGGCGATATAATTATTTACATCCCGGATAATCATCTTGGAGTAGTTGGCATATTCCAAAGTCAATTTGGTCTTGGCTTCCCATTCCTTACAAGCCTGCAGCAATGCATTCTTTTTGCCTACGAGGTGGCGTATGGTAACACCATCCGTGTTTACTTGTAAAACTTCACAGCCAACCTCACAAAGTCTTTCTAATAGCATAGAAATAAGTAATTGGCCATTAACTGTTACAGCAAAGAATACGTTCGGATCGTAGAAACAAGATACATCTGAGCCCGTCTTACCAAATAAACCATTCAGTGATAACTTCAATGCATCAGAAGTCAACTTATCGCCCTCTTGTTGGGCCTTCAATCTTTCTTGGAAGATATCGGAATACACTTTGACAAATGTATCTTGGTCCATCTGTCTAGGATGCAGACGATTTTGAATAAATAGGTTAGGGTAGTACGACTTTACATCGATATCCAAGATGTCAACCCGATCACCTGAAGTATATACGCCAGGAGTAACACAACCATGAATCCCCCCAACCCCGTAATCCAAGCGAATTCCAGAGTAGTTAGTTGTAAAAGAGAAGGATTTTTTCTGCTGGGCAGTCTTCTTAACATCGATATTATTTTGTTTAAGTTTGTCATATAATACATTGGTTGATAAAGAGGTGTTCAAGTGTTCTACAAAGTTCTTAAGGTAAGCAGATGAACTGCGTGTTTCTCGCATCAGTTGAAGGATGCCTTGTAATTTCTCGCTCTTAAAAGATACATAAGGAAATATGATTTTATTCAATACTACCTCGGCCCTTTTACCACGCAACTGCTTGAGTTCGTAGATGGTTCTGTCCATAGAATCTGATAAATATTTAAGGAAAATAGTCTCACCAATAACGACATCGCTTTTATTGGAAACATTTAATTTGTATTTCTTTCCTATCTGTTTTCTCAATGCAATTTTCTCACTACACAACTCATAAAATTTAGCGGTAAAGAGCACATCATTCTTGTTATAGTTTAATACGAATTCTAATTTCTCTTCATCAATTAATTCTGTGTGAGAATATGGCATATCTTGCACATCATTCCACCCCAAGGATACCTCCAATGCTTTGAGCGAGGTAGACCTAGCCTTGTTGTCATAGTGGTTGAGTAGAAATAGGTCAAGTTGTTTGATTGTTTGGGGGGTCGTTCTCTTCTCCTCTTCCCTAATGATTTCTTGGGCGAAGGCGTATATCTGCTCGCCAGTAATTTGTAACGAATTCCATATGAAATTTGTTACAGGCCAGTCGAAATGTAAGTTGTTGAATCCAACCATACCAGCATTCTTAATTGAATCTAGGTAGGCTCTAAATTGTACTTGCTCATCTCTAAAATCTGAAATAACAAAGATATTAATTTCCTTGGTTTCTGGATCGTAATCTGTGTAAGTAAAACAATTGGCGAATGTTTCGATGTCGTAAATTTTAATCATTTTAGTCTATAAGTTAAGGTGCTAATGTATATGTATCCTTCTGATGAATTGATTTCTCTATAATAATGCTTATCTATTTTTACCCAATGGTCGCACACAAAGTTAATTTTTTTTCCTCTGTAAATGAAATCAATGTGTTTAGATTTTTCATAATCAATGGGGTTCAGGTTGAATTCCACTACCTCTTCCCCATGCTTGTGGTGAGCTGAACAAATCTTCAGCAATAGTTTCAGTATCATATGGTTTATTTAATAAGTTTTGAAATACACCATCCTCTGAGTACTGACCGCTATCTCTATTGAACTCATAGTCGATGCGACCTAACTTACCACGAAAATGGTATTTGATTTTCTGTACGTGTACTTCTACGGGGTCTTTCTGTCCGTTCTCAAAGGTACGGTGAACAGCGATACCCACATCGGGTACGTTAAAGAAGTGGTGTGAGCCCGAAATATCATAGAGCCTTGGTACATTGTAACCAGCAGAGGTCTTATCCATCTTCCGGGGGTGAGCCACCAAGGTTACATTCACATTATATTTAACTGCAAATTGTTTCAACTTGCGCAATAGATTACCAATCTTCTCATTACTGCTTTCATCCGAACTATCTTGCTCGATGTAGTTGAAAGGATCTAAGCACAGACAATCGATTCCGTTGCGCTTGACCATTGTAGCTGCAATCTTCAGCAAGGCGGTTAGACTATAGTCCTCCATGGTCTCCACATTGTAAAACCAAAAGTGCTTATCGATGATTGAGATACCACGATCAAGTTCTGTTCTATTCATCTGCTTCATCCCCTTACCCATCAACTGCTCGGTCATACGTGTAATTTTCAATGGGGCGATGTTCTCGGGACTAAACATACCAAACTTCCATCCTTTCAAGTAAGCGAGGCGAATAAACATAAAGTCTAACCACGTACTCTTACCGCTACCAGGGATGCCCGTAACTACTACTAACTCGCCACGATTCCAAGACAAATGGTTATCGGTCTCAGACATATCGACTAAAGAACCTACGGGATAACCACTCTCATAATAGGATTCAATGAGGGACCTATAATCAGATGCCGAGGATATCTCTGCTACTGGCAAGTGTTCCGCATCTTGAAATAAGCGAGACACAAACAGACCACCAAATGCCTTAAGACAATCGTTAGCATCCTTCTGCCCTTCTGGAAAACGAATGATGCGTATGTCCGAAGCATCAAACCTACGGGCTAAGTCTTCACCCAACTTACGGCCTGGCTCATCGTTATCTGTGGCCAAATAGATAATCTTGCCCTCAAACATATCGTATACAGCATCCAACCACTCTAGATTATTATTGTTCTTACTAGCACCATTGGGTACAGATACAGCAGAGGAATGACCAGACTGATCCCACACCATGCATTCTTCCTCACCTTCGCAGATAATTACATAGTCCTTATCCTTAATCGAATTGATGTTGTAAGGAATCTTGCGAGCATCCTTAACCATCTTGAACATCTTATCGGATGTCTTGAACTTGATGTTAATCAAATCGTCCTCGAGAAAATAGTTGAAGCAGATAACCTTGTGCTCCTTTTGGTCTTGAGGCATCCACTCCACACCCTCGCTGATTTGGAATTTAGTTACGGTCTCAGGTAAAATAGCTCTCTTGGTAAAGTAGGAGAAGATACCATCAGTTGTAACTTGAGGACGGGCCTCAGGCCTTACATACTGGTTCACTGAGCCACTCCAACCACAATGGTGACACTTCCATACCCCATCGTCTATATTAACGCCTAAGGATGGATCGTTCTTCTTCTTTCTTTGGTGGGCACATTTAGGGCAAGTAGTCTTAACTTCTCCGCTCCATTTGTTTCTAAGGTCTATCCCGATTTTGATTAACTTATCTGCGTTCATTTTATTAGTTTATATGCTATGGTAGTTACTGCTATGGTTATTAGTAAAACAATAAAGGTTTGGAACATTGTGCTATAGTAAATGGCAAATATAAAAGTTAAATACATAACAAACAACACCAATCTATAAACATCATCCCTTCTCATACTCCTTCATCATTGCCCTCTTGAACAATTCCCGTGCTGCGTAACGGCTGATACCCAATCTACGACCACATTTCTCCCAAGAGTATTTCAATTCATCCCGGAGAATGAGTACAGCATACTGTCTTGGCGTGAGTCCGTACAAATCTAAATCTTGCATAGTCTGTAGGTGCTGTTCTTAGTTTTAAATCTGATGAAATTAGCATCTTCATGCAGTATCTCTGTGATTTCTGTAGTCATCCACGTAAAAGCATCGTTAAAGGGAGACATCAGTAGAGATCGACCCACCGCTGGCTCGCTATGTCTATCCTTCCAGTGACCTTCTTCGTTCCACTCTAGCCACATCACATCGTTAGAATACTTAACCAACTCATCATCCTCACGAGTCAGTTTATAGTGTGGCTCTGCTAGGTGTATTGTAGTCTGTTCAATCTTGCTCATCTCTTGTAAGTTTAATTAGTTCGTGCATGGAAGATAATAAACCATAAAAAAGAATAAAAGCCAATGAGACCAAGCATACAATGGCAACCCCTTCTTCAAGAGTGTGCGCAACTACAATCGCAAAGGTGATCAAAATAAATAATGCTGTTAATAGCACCGCTAAGTTTTTACTTTTCATTGCTCACCTCCTTTTTATCGTAATAAATTAAATCTAATTCTTGGCAATCATATAAATAAATTGCGTGTTGTTCATCGGTGATGATTAAGCCATGTTCGTGTACATTAACGCAAACCTTACAGTTACAGATATTGTTTTCCCTGTATACCCTTTTGCCTATCCTGTCAATGAACCATTGCTTATCGTGTACCACTATCCTAATCATTGCTCACATCCTCCGTAGGTTAATGGTACTTCAATTACTTGAACTCCGCAATGGTCTGCGTTATCCCATAAAGTTGAATCATCACAATTTAGAATCTCTAATAGATGCCTTGCTTCTTCTTCCGTTGTTTCTTTGGTATTGTAGATGATGAGAGTTCTTTTTGTGGTAACGGGTGCCAAATTCATAAGATGTTTTTTACCATTTCTTGTGCAGTATCTGGATTATTCTCGTAGTAATTTTTGATTGCCTCGGCAGTGTTTAGCAATTGATGTTGTGTGAATAGTTTCATTGCTTGGTTCCTCCGTAGGTTTCGTTAAAATAAATGTTGTAATACCATTGTATTCTTTCTATTGTTTTCAAATTAGAGATTTTCAATTGCTTTTCATCGTTAAGAAACTTGTTGAATTTTTCGTGTTTTTCCTTCTCCATTTCTTTGGCTTGTCTATGTAGTTTGATAAAATCGTCATGTGAAATATGAATACAAATTAATGCTTTGTTTACATCTTGCATAACTATTTTATCACTCATCCCCTGATAGATAATGTCCACTGCCGTCAGTTGTTTATTGTTTGTCATTTGCTTTATCTCTTAAAATTTTACAAATTTCTTTTAACCAATAAGATATTTTCATTGTGCCTATTGATATTGTTATTATTAAAATAGATGCCATTTCGTTGCTCATTGCTCACCTCCTTGTATTTTTTCTCTTAACCATTGTACACCATTTCTAAATCCCAAATCAAAATCGTCCATTTCATTTTGGAATGGTTGAATAACTTCCCTTATTTCCTTATCAGTTGGTAGTTCAATGGGTGTTAATCCTGCCAATACTTCATCTGTTGAACGGCCATCACTTAATTCAATTGCTCTTACTACTTCTTCTTCTGTGTATAGTTTCATTGCTTACCTCCTCCGTATGTTTCGTTGTAGTAGTGTTCGGCTTTTTGTACCGCAGTCATTACCCCATCTTCAATAGGCAAATTTCTCCAAACTGCTTCCTTTATTTGCTTTTTTTCCACATCAAGCATTAATTCAGCATTGTCAATTGCTAATTGGTAAGCGTAAATCCAACTACTTGAATATCCATCATCAATACATTGTTGTAATTGTTTTTTGAGCCATGCAATATGCTCTTGTAATGCCGTTTGTTGTTTATTGTTTGTCATTGTTTGTGTCTTTAACCCAATAAAAGTCTAGTAAGGTTCTCATAAAGAATCTTTTAATAAAGTTAGGCTTACTATATGTAACAAATGCAATAGTATTTACTTTAATCTTACTTGATAAGCAATACCATCCTACTATTTTTTTTGGTTTTGGTTGAGCGATAATTGTTCCTATATCTTCTAACCACTCTTTGCTAGTTTGTTTCATTTTCGTATGTTATTTGATTATAGTTGTTTTCTATTGCTTGAATTTCTAGTGACATTTTTTCAAGCATTTTAATTAATTCGCTAGTTGAATATTTGATGGTTGTTTCACCATTATTGTCATCAATTTCAATCTCGGTGTCTTTGTGTTTAACTCTTAGTATCATAGTTTTTCTATTTCTTTTTTTACTTGTTGCCAATAATCGGGGGTAGTAATTAAATACCCAATTTCATCAAATAAAAAATCTTTCATTTTATTGTGTGCCATTATTAATTCCTCAACCGCAATCCCCGCACATTCTTTTACCCAATCATTGTGGCAGCAATTACACCCCCAATCTAGTTGCATTTTATGTACTAATTCGTTTGCTTTCTCTTGTGGTGTCATGGTTTTATCATTTTAAGTGTGTGCTTGAATGGGTTTCCCTCGATGCCCTGTACCAGTAGTAACATCTCCCATGCGATGTCTCGTATCTCGACCTGTGCGTGCTCTGAGGCCCGAAGTTTAAGAAAGTTAGCAAATGAACGCATATTGAATTGCACATCAGCGGTTATCTGAGAGTTGTATGTCTTGAAGAATCGTGCACTCTCCTTGGCTCTCTTGCGACCAAGCACAGGCGTTAACTCTTCAAGGCATTTATGGTAAAGACCATTCATCTCAATTGTTTTTGCGTACAACATAGCATCCCAGTGTGTACCACTCCAATCCTCTGGCAAATAAAACTTGTCCTCCTTCAACTCCTTGTACCTGGCCGACTCGGCATTGATTGATGCGATCCGGTGCTTCAGCAGATGAATGTGTGATGCGATGTCGCACGTTACCAAGAAGTGTACGCTACCTTTCTCGAATGGTGTCTCGTGGCCCTCTGTCCACAGCATCTCGATCAACTTAGGGATGCGTGCTAATTTGTCCTCGCTTAACTCACGAGATGTAGATGTCCAAGCGGACTGTGCTATTACTTGGTCGCTACCATAGTAGCCCAATAGTTCAACTTTGTTCTTCATATTTTGTGTTTTGTTATTAATAGTTCTCATTTAAGTAATCAGCACATAACCGAGCAGAATACTCCGTATCAAACGTGGCGAATAATTCTTGGTTGTAATACACTCGCCACACATCTACTCTGTTAACTGTGGCCTTAACTACTCTAGCGTTCATAAGTTAAATAGCAAGCCTTCCTCATTGAGTATCTCATACAATTTCTTTCGTGTATCCTTAAGAGCCTTGTGGTATTCATCGGGCATGGAATCAGGAGCGTACTTGGTCTGAGACCGTAAGTGCTGATCTAATTCCCACGCTAAACTATACCACTTGGATGCGTTAACAGCCAAAGTAAATTCGTTATTATCCTCCGGCAAGTTGAATTCCAGTATCGCCTTCATAAAGTTCTATTTTTTCTTCTAATCTTTTAATTTGTTCCCTTAACTGCTCTACCTCTCTTTGAAGTCTGTGGAGCAAATTCATCAGTTGTTGAATGTCGTTTGGTGTCATATCTGTGTTTGATTAAATTTTGTGTGAATTCATTGAAATTTGGTACTGGTCTATCGTACTCAAATACGTAAGGTTGTGCCTCTGGCATTTCTTCCTTGGCGAATAACTTACTTAACATTTTTAATGGCTTGAACATAATTTGGATCTGTTGCATATTTTCCGTTTATATTTTTTAAGTAATTGTCTTGAATGTGTATGTAGCACCGGATGGCATCCTTCCAAGTCTTATAGTTGGCATATACACCATGTTTGCCATCTACATAGTTGCATTTATGGTAGGTAATACCAAATGGATTGTGAGCCTTCTTCGCCACATTACTTTTACAGAACCCACTCTCTACTTTGGCTTGGGCGATGCAGATATTCGGCAGTACACAACCTTGCTCCACTAAGTAGTTGGTCCAGGCGAGTTCATCGATGGGTAAATCAACACTCACAGTATCAATCGCTGTCCATTTTTTGTATATCACTTTTATGGATTCCTTACGACCAAATAAATATATATTACAACCGACCAGCATAGTAACCAAGCCGTAAAGCAATATGCGTTTGGTATAGTTCGTTTTGAATTCTCGAACATCTAAATCATTTGTATTTACTATGTATTTCATTTTCTATCTTTTTTATCGCTATGTGGTAACTACCAAGGGTGAATATAAATGTAAATGCAATTATAATAGATTTTACTTTATTTTTCACTATAGTATTAAATTATCTTTATCAAAGTTCCAAGTTTTGATGGCAGCTTTCCAATTCTTCATCTTATTCTTACCAATCATCCAATTCTTAGATTCGTAAAAGTTCCAAAACTTATCTGCTTGTGCGTTGGGATGGCGAACATTCTGCCTCTTGAGTTCTAAAGCAACTTCATGCAATGCGGGAGGAGTAAATCGTTTGTTCTTACCTTCTTTGATTTTCTCCAATGTTTCCACTACTGCCTCATTGGTTCTCCATCTTGGTTCTATCTGGTCGAGGATGTACTCGAAGAGATCAACTATTTCGTTTTGCATATTCTTGTTCTATTAGGGTTAGCAGTTCAATTTTTTCTTTGTGAGCTTGCGGTACGCTCATCCAATCATCTATGTTTCTTAAGGCAACCATTGGACCAGTGTGATCCTTCAAGCCTACAGCATAGGCAATCTGATTCAGCGACCATCCCGTAGTCTTTTTTAGCATATAGACATACAATGTTCTCAGCAAAACTTCTTCGGGCTTACGGGTTCTCTTGAATTCAAAGTATTCTCTTGGAACACCTGTTACATCTTCTATTGTCTCAAGAATAGTTTGTTTTTTCTCTCTGTTAATTTTTGTTTCTATGTATTTCATATATAGGGTTGTTAATTATTTTTTGAATTGTTGATGTATAAAACTTACCACCCTTAGAACCAGTCAAACCTTGGTTATTAAGTTCTTGGGCGATTGAATGTAATGATAAACCACTTGCATAAAAGTGGGTAATTTGATCCACAATGCGCATACTCTCACAATCTACTTGGAGTTCTCCATCCTTATTGGAAAAGCCAAGCGGTGGGTATGGGCAGTAGACCTTCAAAGTCTTTTTTAAATTCGCCTTAACCGATCGTGTATGGTCACCAGTGACATCTGATTGGTATTCGGCAAATACGGCCATCAAGTTGCGCATCGCTTTACCTGACGAACCCGACATCATTGGTTCTTCAATCGAATAGAATTTAATCTTACGATGTTCCAACTCAGCCATGTGGATGATATTGTCTTTCAAATTACGAGCAAAACGTGTGCTGTGCCATACTATAACAGCATTCACACCACCTTGCCTTAATCTGCTGAACATGGCTTGGAAGCCAGGTCTGTTGGTATTTCTTCCACTATAACCCGCATCTTGGAAGATATTTTCCAATGTAAACCCCTTTTCCTTAGCATATTCCTTAATGCGTGCTATCTGGTTATCAAGGGATGTACCTTTATCTGCTTGCATATCCGTACTCACCCGGATGTATCCTACTGCTTTCATAACATTCTTGTTATTATCTTTTTTATCAGTTCTGCCTTGCTTATGTTTCTGTTGATGCAATACTCGTTCACATATGGAGATAGGTAATCGGGTACATGAACTTCCACATCAGTTACTTTTGTATCTGTGGTCTCACCCATGATTACTTTTCTGCGCTCCATTCTGAGCATCTGTTCCAATCGTAATGAGATTGCATCTGTTGTTGCCTTTCTGGTCTTGAACTTGGTCAGTAATTTATTGAACAAGGTAGTCTCCACCAAAACATTAAAACTGCTCATACATCGATAAATTTATCTTCCCACAAATCGTAGATTTCATCAGCACCGATTGATTGAGCTACCTTCAAGGCTTGGAGTTTATTATCGAAGCATAAATCAACACTCATATTGTAGAAAAAATTCTCAGCACCGATTTCCAAAAAACAATTCGATTTCATATCGCCTGTATATAGTTTATCTCTATCGTTATGTTTGCTCATAACATAATCTGTTACAGTTATTGTATCTACAGATGTCTCATCGAATTCGTATACATCTGTTGATACTAAGTAACGATGGTTTCTTTCTTCCATAGTGAATGGGTTGTATGAAACATATCCAACGGTTAACAATCTTTCTATTATTTTTTCCATATCTTTTTTATTACCTTGTTGAAAGTATTATCTCCTTACACAATTCATAGGGTATCTGCGATCGTAAGTACGAACCTTTCAGACCTTGTGTACCAGTTCTACTACCTCGAGGTGCAGAGATGTGGCAAGACATACCATTCTTACAAGCAGTGCGGGGTTGCCATTGGTAATTGTTGGTCCAGATATCTGTAGGTTTCATTCGTGTATCGCCATACTGACAATAAGTAATGGTGTTACGGATGTGAAGTATTTCATCCCACATACCTATCTTACGCATCATACCACGAGGATTCTCGATGTACCAAATAAGGTTGGGATTTAATGTCAAATAGTATTCAACAATATCAATTGTTTTTTTGAGGATTTGCAAGCCCATCATAGCATCTTGAGTTTTGGGTCTCCGATTCATATCCCAATGCTTACCTATAGAAGCAACAGAGAATGTAGTACAAGGAGGAGATGCCCATATCATGTCCGGGATGAATGGTACCTTATCGGTATCAAATTGATTGATATCCACAGCATAGTCAATGCCTTCAAACGGAGTCCAGTCAGAGGAGAACACCTCATGTCCTAATTCATCACATACTTTGCCAATCGATCGGCTACCCGCAAATAGTTCTAAAACTCTCATAATTAAAATGGTTCGTTAGCTGGTTGATAATGGGTCAATGCATCGAGATGGTCTTCAAGTTTTTGATTAATGAATTCTATGATGTCATCTTCGTATTCCGCAAAGAAGTCATCCATAATCATTTTCTTATCCATCTGACTCATCGTTTTAAGTGAATCTTTCTGACCGATAGCAATCATTCGAAGGTTGATGTCGGCAGGAGTCCATTGTAAGCAAGAGGGAAATATAAATCCCTTTTCCTCAAGTTGTTTGATTAGTGTATCAATTCTCATTTTTAGGTGTTTTATTTTTGGTTTGTTAATTTTTATACAGTGCTACAACTCCGGGGTTAACCCATTGGCAAAACCATCCGTTCTTTTCTAAGTATTCAGTTAGTTCAGTACTTACTCCGAATTCGTAATAAGTATAGTTCTGAGTCCAATAGTTAAACATATCGTATCCTCTGCTGTCCATGATACCATCCTCAGCACTGATCACAAATGAATCTGGTGATTTGGGAATCCATCCGTTGCCATCAGCCATAATTCCGATGTTAGGATATTTTTTGGTTAGCGATTTGATGAGTGTTTGTTTGTTCATAATTAATTTAGTTTGTGTTTCTTTAATACATCTTGTGGAACAGGGCAATTAACATCCCAATCGTAGTAATAACCCACCGGTACAAATTCATTGAAATGGGTCTCAGATATTTCAGTGAGCAATTCTGTAATCATACCGTCCTCTGAATCCACCAAAGACTCAGACCAAGATGGTATATCATATTCGCTATGGCCGGTGCAGATACCATTCTCATATATAAACTCACCACCCCATCCTTGCTCTTCTTCATAGGATAAGATAAACGATGGGAAATCAATTGCGATCTGCTCCAATATAGATGCATCGAATAATCCCCAAGCAGTAGAGAAATGAAGATTGTTGCCGTCTCTTTCGTGATCGTAACATCCCCACTTTGTACCCCAATTCTCGTAGGTCCAGTCATACCAATTGTCCACACCATACTTTTCAAGTAATGCTTTCTGCATTTTTTTGGTGATGGGGAATGGCTCGTGATACCACTCCTGAGTCCGATCGATTTTCTCATTCTCCTTCATCTGCTTATCGTATTCCTTCTGAGTCACAACACGAGTAGGTGATGTGGTCTTACGGATGTCATCGGGCATCGGGCGATAGTAACCACAGAATCCGTTTAGGGTTGTAGAGATTGTATCTAATTTTTCTAATTGTTCTGCGCTTAACTCAGCACAGATGAATTGATAATAAACGTGATTTGGCATGGTTCTATTTATTTAACTTTCTGTTGGTTTACTTTGGTGAGTGTTTGCAAATTGATTAGGCGATAGTTCTTTTCTTTCAAATCCCAAACGGTCGCATAACCTAATTCACTTGGGTCATAACTTTTGGGTCGAGCATCGGGTTTCAGACCTTTCTTTACACCAGCTCGAGCAGTGATGTATCTGATTGTGCCATCCTTTTTGAGGAATTCGGCAGAAAAGAATTTGTTACTTTTGATAATTTCGATTGCTTGTTTCTTGTTCATAGTCTTGTTTATTGGGTATGCAAATATAGTGATTAAGTTGTGTTTATTTACTATTTTTTATCTTTTTTTACAAATTTATTATGTAGTTCGAATACTGGTCTGCGATCGCATCGGCAATACCTTGAAAAGTTTTGTTGCGAATCTTCTGTCTTTCGTAAGCAGATTTGCCTTTGAGCGCATCCATATACCATTGTGCTTGGCGTTTTACTTTGCCCGTTTTTTTATCTGTCCATTCAAAAAATTCACCTTTGTCAACTACATTGGTATGGGTGAGAGTTGGAAGATTTTTTGTCCATAGGCAAGTACTTTTTTGGAATGGGTCTCCGAACTGCCAAGGTTGAATGATTTGATCGGGCTTGCGGAATAGAGAGGACATAACTCCAATGGGATTCTCAACACATATATGTGGGATAGGCGCATTATACATCTCCATAAAGAAATCATAGGCATCTTGTCTGTCTTGCTCTCTTGTAGGGAATTTATCTTTGAATTCCGGTTTGAACCATCTGTTGCCCGCCAAGGTCAGATATGTGCAAGGTGGGTGAGCGATTAACAAATCCCATTCGTATGCATTGATCACATTACGCACATCGCATTGGTAGTGATAAGGTGAATTGTCATCTGATGGTTCGATGTCGCAAGAGAATGCGTTATGTCCAAGTTTACGGAAAGCATTTCGAACTGTTCCACTGAATTCACAAGCGATTAATACATTTAGTTTTTTCATAGTTTTTTTTGTTTAGCAAGCGATTAATTGGTGATTGATTTCTTCAGGTGTTTCTTTTACAAGGGTTGCGTTAAATCCGCCCAATGCCCAATGTATTCTTGTCAAATCCATCTTGAAGTTTTCTTGATATGCTTCGTAAAATTTTTTGATGTGATGAGCGTTGACATAGATTGTTTTTTCTACAACATTGCCTTGAATAGTAAGGTTTAATTCTGTTAATTTTAAAAAGTTCATAGTTTTAATGTTCTAAAATGATTACTGATTTTGTACCTTTTCCTTTTGTCCCGGAACACAAACCACATTTCGAGCAGTTCGATTTGAATCCCATCTCAGAGGATGCTGGGCAAGAAATGAATTTTGCAATTGGCGATGGCGATGCAACAAAGGATCGATAACCGATGAGTGTTGCAATGCGCTCTTCATCTTCAGTATGGGTAGATGCCATAAAGAAAGGAGCGAATTCGGGTTTCTTTTTCCATTGGTGGGTATATCCCGTCCAAGATTTTGCTACATTACAGATGCGCTCCACCAACTCGAGAGGTAAAAGTGATGGCTCACCATATGTGCCGAATCTCACATAAAGATTTTGACATAGTAACACAATTTTGTCATAATCCAATGGAGACAATTTTGGGATGTCATCGAATGATGTGTAGGTCTTACCGATTGAACGGAGCGAGGATAGGAATCCGCTGTATTGCATCATTTTGTGAGTGTAGCAAGCAGAAAGTTTTGCGCCATTACTTACTGCAAATGGACAATCCATACAGACCTTGCCATCAGCAGAAAAGAATTCTTTCATCGATGTCTGTCTTTGGGCGATTTCGAACTGCTCTCTGCTGTAGTGAGATGTTTGCACAATTTTCTCATCAGATTCTGCAATCTTTTTGTTGGTAGTCTTACCGAATGTAATTACGGTGAGTATGTCGTTTTGGGTAAAGATTAATTTTTTCATTTCTGTTTTTTTACATTTCGTGTTGGTATTCAAAAAAGGCAATTTTAAACTCTTCAAAATCCATCCATTCAGATTCACCCAAGATAAATCTTGCTGTACCATCTGTCCAGGGGTAGACCTCTCTGATTTTTGAGACGTTCTTGCATCGGGTTATTGCATCCAATGTATCGTGACATTGGATGGTGGTGATTTTGTTATCTGATAGAATTTCGAAGGTCTTCATTTCTCAATATGTTTTCTTAAAAGGTGATCAACAATCCCCAATCCGATGAGGACAATAAAAGATAGCATTCCGAAAGCGATGGCAAATTCCATGTCTGTGAGAGTTGTTGTTATTTGGTTTGGGTCTCAGATTGTAAAACAATGTAGAGAGAGAATACACAAAGGACAAGAGACAACAATGCTCCATAGACATCCATAGTGAATACTGCATAGGCAAAGTTGCACATAGATAAAATTGCAAGGACGAAAAAGAAATAGATTTGAGATTTCATAGTCTTATTTGGGTTTAGATGGTTTAAAATTTAACTGATTTGTATGTGTTGTTTGGGTAGAGGTAGTTGTGAAATACCTTGCCTTTCGGCATCTGATATCTCACCAACATTTTGTCATTCCATACTGCAACAATTGATGCTGTGCGATTGGCTTGGTTTCTTTCGATGATTACTTCGGGCGATTCGAATGTCGGGTCTATCCACTGAACATCTGATACAGCGATAAAGGTAACAACATCGTCAATGGTGATGGCATACTTTCGGTCATACAATGCATCAGAGATTTGATTGCAGACAAAGGTCATTCCGTTTTTGAGTTCAACTTTGTAGTTCATAGTTTTATGAGTGTTTGGTTTGGGTCTCAGATTACATTGATAGATTTGAAATAGTCAAGCACATCCCCTATGGTAGTATACTCACCTATATGTTGTTCATCTGTATAATCTGTAGAATTGAATAGAGCAAAGTTCGAATAGTCTCCTCGGTAGTCAGATGGAAAGAATAACTTATAGGTGATGCCATCGATAGTGAATGTGCAAGATGGTGATTCATCGTTTCCGTAAGAATCATTCACGACCTCACATACTGATTGAAATTCATAGTTAAGGATGGCGATGCAATTGTCCGCATTTGCATTCCAAAAGAAGGTAGAGATTTGTGTGTTCATATTGTGGTTTGTTTAGTGATTATGTTGTGATTAACGATGGCAAAGATAAGTGGATAGTTTTCAGACCACCAAACATTTTGTGAAAAAAGTTTTGAAAAAGGGGTGAGAAAATGATGGAGCTTTTACGTCAACCCTTGCAAATACTGGATTTGAGAGCAGAAAAAAAAATTTGAAAAAAAGTGATTCACGAGATATGGATGGATGTATATGGGCAAAAATCGATGCAAATGATGTGGCGATTGGATGGATGGATTTGGGTGAGATGGATGCTTACTTTCATCTGATGCACATACACAATGCACAGACATACACAATGCATATACATATGGCGATTTGTTATTGTTTATTTGTTGCGATGCGCTGATGGGTTTATTGTTTGCATATACATATGACCGAACGTGTATGCAATTCCCGATTTGTTTTGCGCTCTGATATCAATCAAGGCCGAGCGAATGCGGGATGCCATTAAAAATCGCAGAATGCCATTGAGATAGGGGGGACTGTTTTTTTTCGCCACCTCATCGATCCGTAACGTTACATTACCACCACCACTCGCACAAACTATGCTGAATATACTAGGGGGGGGCTATTTTTTACCGAGCGGTATTATACCAAGGAGTATTATACCAGGGGGTATATTTTTTACCGAGCGGTACATTCGTGCAGCAGTTGTTGCATGAATTTTTCCATTTTTGCCATGCACTCTAGTGTTTTGGGTCTCAACACGGCATTTTGGCAGACCAACTAAAGAAAACTATAATTATGCAGCAGCTTGTTCCACAAATATTTGCCACTTTTTCTATTTACTGGCATTTATCAGTTGTACTTTAGTTGAACTTTAGTTGTTCTGAGAATAATGGGCGCATCTTATGAAAAGTAGGCGCATTTTGACATTTGACGTATTTTCGTTAACTTTGTTCTATGACATATGGTAGTAGATTAAACTTATCCTTAGACAATTTCAGTCTAGATACAGATCTAATAGAAGTCTTCAGTAAGAAGGCTGGTGTTGTAGGAGTTATTCGTCCTAGTCAAATAACACCCAATGGCACTCTTATGGTTCCTCTTCCTCTGGATTCTATTTTACAACAAGTACAAGATAGGGACGGGAATTTAAGTTCTATCTTCTTATCGACAACATCAATTACAAGTAGGGGTGGCGGAAACATAGCCTCAAATACTGCCTTTGGCGATAGTGCTCTGGAAGCAAACACAACTGGAGCAAGTAATACAGCCATTGGTTTAAATGCGTTATTAAGCAACGTAACGGGTAATAACAACACCGCAGTAGGTTATACTGCATTAAACTCCACCACCGCCAACAATAACACAGCAGTAGGTTTTGAGGCAGGGTTTAGTAATACGAGTGGACAGAACAATGTAGCAAATGGATTTAGAAGCCTCCGCAATAATACTACGGGTAATAGTATCGTAGCGGTTGGTTCGAATGCGTTACAAAACAACACCGCCTCCAACAACACCGCAGTAGGTTTTGAGTCAGCGTTTACTAATACGAGTGGAGCAGGAATCACGGCTATCGGTTATCAAGCGTTGAAATTAAATACGGGCACAAATAATACTGCGGTTGGTACATCTACTTTGCCATCAAATACTACTGGTGGTAATAATTCCGCTTTAGGATCTTTTTCTTTATTTCTTAATACAGTAGGCTCTGGTAACACAGCCATTGGCGGAACTTCTTTATCGGCCAACGTAACGGGTAGTAGCAATACGGCTGTTGGTAGAAGTGCTTTGGCGTCAAACACCGCATCCGACAACACCGCAGTAGGTTTTGAGGCAGGTTTTAGTAATACGAGTGGAATAAACATAACTGCTGTAGGATATCAAGCGTTACGTAGTTCAACAGGAAGTGACAATACAGCTGTAGGTTATGCCTGTTTAACAGCTAACACAACAGGAGGAGGCAATACTGCATTAGGCAGAAATTCTTTACTAGCTAACACGACAGGTGCTAATAATACATCAATAGGAAATGCTTCTTTAATTGATAATACATCAGGAAGTAACAACGTAGCAGTAGGTCGTAGCGCACTGAACTCAAACACCGCATCCAACAACACAGCAGTAGGATTTGAGGCGGCTACAACGAATAGTACTGGAATAAACATAACTGCTGTAGGATATCAGGCTTTGAGATTGAGTACAGGAAATAATAATACTGCTTTGGGAAATTCTGCACTTGCGGCAAATACAACGGCAGCAAATAATACTGCAATTGGTAGTTCTGCTTTATTATTAAATTCAACAGGTAACAACAATACAGCAATTGGTCAGAGTACTATGTTTTCAAATACTACAGGAGCAAGTAATACTGCAATAGGATTACAAGCGTTAGGATCAAATGTATCAGGTAGTAACAACTTGGCTATAGGACAAAATGCTTTATATAATAACACCGCAGGAACCAACATTGCAGTAGGTCACGAAGCAGCGTTTACCAATACAAGCGGAACAGGTATCACAGCTATCGGGTATCAAGCGTTAAGATTGAGTACAGGAAATAATAATACTGCTTTGGGAAATTCTGCACTTGCCGCAAACACAACAGGTGCAAATAATACTGCAATTGGTAGTTCTGCACTAGTGTCAACTACAACAGGTAATAGTAATACGGCAATTGGAAATGCTGCTTTGCAAAACAATACAACAGGTAGTAGTAATACAGCAATAGGTCATACTACTCAATCAGGAAACTTCAGTGCTTCAATTATTCTTGGAAGAGACGCTACTGCAACCGCTTCAAATCAATTTGTAGTTGGTAGTACTGGCTACAACGCAGGTGCAGTAACAACAGAAACTGCTGTACAAACAAAAACTTGGAGTGTAATAATTAATGGAGTAGCACAAAAAATCTTACTAGCATAATGGAAACAATATATAAATGGGAAGTTACCTCACTCTATACAGTGAGTACTCCAGAACAAGGATTCGTAGTGAACGCAGGCTACAAGGTATCGGGAAACGATGGCACTTACTCTAGTGAGATGAGTTCTATGATCTCCTTCTCCTTTATAGAAGGTCAAACAGTAATTCCTTTTGATTCCTTAACAGAGGAAGTAGTCCTTTCTTGGATTCAATCTGAATTAGGAGAAAATGGCGTTATCTCTATTACTTCTACTATTGACGGACAAATTGAAAGTCAAAAGAATCCTCCTACATCACCGGAGATTACTCCTCTACCTTGGAGCTGAGACCCATTCTAAATTAACTTAAGGGGTTGCTGAAAGGCAGCCCTTTTTTATTTGTAAGCCAAGGGGGGATTCGAACCCTCAGTTCCTAAGTCTATGAATTTCACATATTTCGGAGGCCCATCTCTGGGGTAACCCCGCTTCGGATATACGACACTTGGCTTAAACAACTGGAGTTTGTGTCACTCACACAACAAGTTGCTTCTAAGGTCTGTACGGTCATGCAACTTACCCAATTACCACAAGTGTTTTTGTTTATGACTCCAGTTGTTGTAACAGAGACAGGACTCGAACCTGTATTTATACCACCATACAACTTACTTTACGGGCGAGTTTGCAGAACTCTCGTTGTATGTGCGTTACCAATTCCGCCACTCTGTTATTTTGTAGTCAGGGTAGGATTCGAACCTACATCAACACGGAGAGCGATTCCGTAACGTCACCATTGCGCCACCTGACTATTTGTAGTTAGAATGGGACTCGAACCCATAATGGTCATGTAGCTTTCTTGGCGGAACTACGGCTTCCACACCGCAATTCCAATTTCCACACTAGCGTCTACCACGATTATCAAGGTCCCAGTTTTTATCCCGGCACCGTAATCTTTCCGCCATCTTACTATATTGCTCGTCTTTCCGAGCCGTCAACCAGTGTGCTTACTTCGAGAGGCTCTTGGCTTTCGTAGTCAGGACAGGATTCGAACCTGTAAAATGTGTTTCTTAGCGTGATTTGCTAAATCCTTTCACCGTTTTTGCTTACGGATAGCAGCATCACATTGCGTTACCTTCATTTCGCCACCTGACTATGTTGTGGAGAAGGGGAGTATCGAACTCCCGTCCAGAGAAAGTCGCAATCCAATGTCTTTATTTACACGCTTAGTACTGAGTAAACTCTGCACCGTATTTCAATTCCACCATCTAGTTTTGACATAACTAGCAAAACGTCTTTTGCCATTTTCTGTTCCCAGGGATGACTCCCCATAGCTTAAGCTGCTACTTTGTATTCGTTAGAAACGAAAGACATTGCATCTTCAAAAGCCATTGGTGATAATTCTACGTTGCCGTTTAAATTTTTTGATACGTGATTAAAGAGAACAGTACCATCTCTCTGCGTGAACATCGAACCCAATCAATCCTGTCGATTCCATTTCTTCCCCATAAATCAAAGAACTAGAATGCAAATATAACTAGAAATACCAATTAATACAAATTTTTACAAAAAAAAGTCCCACGAGCAGATCTTACGGTATGCAGGTGGGAACTTTTGGCCGAGGGATGCTATCCCAAGGCGATACAAAGATAGATTTAATCTACCTCTTTCTCAAACTGAATTTCTGGCACTTCATTAATTACCTCTAGGGCCTTAACAATGTTTTGTACTTCTACCAATCCGAAGCAACCCCTTGCGATTGCGATGTTCAACGCCTCAGCGATGATCTGTTTTGCTGTATTTGATTCCATAATTTTTATTTCCAAACAATAGATATATCAGCAGCACGCACAATCATGTGCTCTACTCCATCTATCTCGATTCTCTCTGCATTGTGCAAGAAGATAGGATTGACATAAACTTCGTCTCCAGGTTCAATCCCTACAACTTCATCACCCACGGCTAAAGTGGTCAAATTCCACCACTTCTTCATTTCCTTTTCCATCAGTTCTCTTTTCAACTTATCGTCTACTTCGATAACGCTTTGTTTAATCTCTGGCGGAGTTACAATAACTCTCTGACCTCTTACTGTATATTTTGTCATGGTAAATTATTTTTTACTTCATCCCAATAGCGGATTAACTCCGTCATGTTGACTCTCGATACTTTTTCTACCTCTTGTAGTTCTCTCTTCAATAGGTTTATCGAGTACTTCGCTATCTCCCTGTAACGGAAGGTGTCCATTTGAAATGGGAGATTCGTTATCTCCCGCTCCATCTTCAATGCTTCTTCTTTCGGTGTCATTTTTCTCAATTAAATTAAGTGCTTCTTTGATTGCATACATATCGGTCATACTTAAACCAGTCTGACGCAACTCGTGTTTGAAATCCATGTTGTTTACAGCCTCTTCTAGAGTTGCTGCGCTAGTCGGGTAATCATCTATGTGTCTACCCATAACCGTTTGGATTAATTCATCCTTGCTATGGCGAATTGCCCACAAGTACGTCTTCATGTAACGCAGATACTGCTTCTTGTCTATCTTAGGACTTCTGTGATTCGATTTCATCTATGGTTGCAAATATACGGTAAGCGATTTGAGGAACAATGGCATTGCCATATCCCATTATACTTTCTTTTCTCCACTTAGGAAAGGTAAGTCCGTCCAATTCAGTGGGAAGCCCATAATCTCCGCTACAAAGTGGGGATTTAATTGGGAAGCCGTCCCAAGTTTCGGATGGTCCACCTTGTTGGGGATGAACATTGTCATTTGTCTTAAACTCATCTGGAGATTTACATTCTTGTCCTTGTGCCTCTGAGACCGAGCCAAATACGTTTCGGGTTTTGCTGCTGTGTTCCAATCGTAACTGTTCGGTGTTGGTAGCATTCCCCTCATTGCCATTTGACTGAGACCCAAGATAAATGGAGGATTCCCCATTGCCACTTGCTTCGCATTCCGTGCGTCCACCTTCGCTGGATTCGCTTCGTCCTGCATCGCTGTTGGCGTGGGCAATAATGTAGACTCTATCTCTGCGGTGCGGGGCGTTAATGCCGACAGCTGGAAGTACAAACGTTTGGACTTCGTATCCTTCACTTTCCAAATCAGCGTACACCTCTTCGAGGACCAATCCGTCCGACCAATTAAGGAATCCACGAACATTTTCCCCCACGACATATCTTGGTTTAATTTCTCTGATTGCTCGGAAGAACTCTGGCCAAAGATGGCGATTATCTTCTTTTCCCATCCTTTTTCCAGCGACACTGAAGGGCTGGCACAGTTATGGGAAGCCACCGGTGAGGATAATGTCCTCATTTCTCCAGTGGCTTCCGAATCTCCTTGAAAGTTCAATGTTAATTGTGTCATAGTTTAATGTCTTAATATCATCGTGGTGATATCCTTCTGGCCAATAGAATTCACATATCTTTCTGCTGAAAGGATTGATATCACAACTTAAATAGTTTTTCCAACCCATCCACTCGGCAGCTAGATCAAATCCTCCCAAACCCGAAAATAAACTAAAGTGAATCATTTTTTCGTATGCTGATTATTCCCCGTTGCATATTTTCTTGCGTGTTCTTTGTGACAAAGCAATTCAAGATTTTCAATTGAGTTGTCGGCCTTATTATGATTCTTGTGGTGAATATCGTGTTTTTCGGGAATTGCTCCATTATGCTTTTCCCAAACATAACGATGCATTAATTCTCTATTACCAGTAGTTTTCTCATAATAGCCATGATTCCTCAAAGTAAACTTATGTTCGTCAAAATATTGATGAGGTTGAAAATTAGGACTCCGAAGAATAAATTCTCTTTTCTTAAATGCTTTATAAACACATTGTCTTGTAACCCCAATAGAATTGGCAATTTGATCTAACGACATCCCATCCAAATAAAGTTGGTAAGCATCATCATATTTGCTATCTCTTTTTCTAGGCATAATACAAAGATATATTAAAAGGTTTACTTATGCAAACTTTATTTTGTATGATACTCTCTTTTTAATCTATCCATTATCTCCATAGCCTCATCATACGTCTTCATCTCCGTCCTCTTCCCAAACTCCCATTGCTGATGACATGAGGTACAGTATATCATAAAGTTTTCGGGATGATTCCTCAGACTCGGATAACTTCCTTTTGTAATGATATGCGAGATGAACATCGGACTGAAGTGTGGTAGATGTATACCACACTCCTGGCACTGATGAGGACGTGTGTTCCACATCTTTTGATACCATCCAATATCTTTCTTGCTCATCCAACTCTGAATACTCTAGATCCCTTGGTATTGGGTCTCCAAGTGACTTTACCCTCGTCTGAGGCCAAAATCATATTGTTACCCATGTAATCTTTGATGAAATTGGCAGCCTCTCGCTTCTCATCCTCAAGAATAGAAATCTCTGTATTCTTAACTTTGTATTGCAAGATAAACTCGTCAATCTCTGGAGTAGATACAATTGAATTCTCCTCGGGGTTCTTGTACTTCTCATTTAAGAACTCAGAGTAAGCCTCTGTACCATCTGGTGGCGGAGCAAATTGCTCGTAGTCCTCTCCCAATTCAAGAGCCAAACGACCAGCCTCTACTCGATTCCAAAACTCTCGAGTTACATTGCCAATCATTTCAATCATCTCTTGATCCCTATCAAACTTGTGAACCTTTAGATTCCGTCCGTCTTCGAGAGCAACAAGATAGCCGGTATCAATCCCAAGACCCATAAGATACGTTTGGAGCTGTAAGTAATAAGACGGTGGTACACCACCTGCCCACTGCTTGCTACTCCATCCACTAATTGTCTTAATCTCAATAACCGCTTCCACATTTTCCAAGTTAATTCTACCATCTCTTATACGTAAATTTTTTGATTTGATTTGCAATCGGTCTGGAGAAAAGAATAGGTGTGGGTAATCGGGATTGATTACATACCCTACAGGCTCGTACAAAGTCCGCACTTTTGTTTGGGCTTCGTGGTTACGCAGCATACTCTCATCATCTCCATCCCAGTACTCGAATATCTCAGCAACAGTTTTCTCCAAGATAGTACCCATGAACATAGGAATGTTGGGCTCTACCTTCTGTGGGATTAAACCAATCTTCTGATAATAAAGTTCTGCTGGGCTTTTCCAAGAGTTGACACCCATTAAGGTACCAATCTCTGAGGCACCAAGCCCACGAGAGCGGAAATTAATCCACTCTTCGTATGACTTGTCTTTGTTGATTTGAACTATCTGGAGACCCATTCCTCAAACATCTCAGCGGTTTCCAAAGTGAGGTTGCGAATATCGCTAACCGTGAAATCTACTTGGAGTCTGGGTAGTATTGCCTCCACCAAAGAAACGGCACTTTTCAAAGAAGACTGCCGAACTATAGAGCGCTGCTCCTGCCCATAATGTTTCATATGAGCAGGTTCAACTTTACCTCCAATCTTATTAGCCAATGCCATATCGTTTACGCCTCTTGCCATTAGAACGGAAGATCCCCAAAATCATCGTCCTGAGGAGACTCTACGTAAGGATTAACCGCATGGTCAGTAACGATATCATTTGGAACTACAGGAGCCAAGTTACGAGTAAACTCATTTACTTTATCAACTCTGTAAGCCTCAACCTCTGACCAATCCACACTAATCACTTCTCCTTTTTTGTTCTTCAATTCCTCTGGAGCAGGTACGCCTTCTTGACCGATTTTAAAGGCCCACTTCATTACTTCGCCATTCTGTTTGATAAACAAAGCACTTCTCTTCTTATCATCAACAATTTTCAAGTTTGGAATAAATTCCACTCTCAAGTGAGGATTGATTGAAGGGCAACAATGCGCAAAAGCAATAAAGTAAGAAGTCTGCTTACTAGTAGGTTCTTCACCTTTCATTTTAATTTGCAATTGATACATCTGATCGTCTTCCAACGTGATGCACAAATCTGTACCATACTTGTGGTCTCTCGTACTAATCGCACGGATGTAACCTTCTACTGAGTCGAACAAGATGTACTTTTCGCCTTCTTTCTTTGCAATCTTACCTTCTCTGATAGTAAGATAAACTAATGGGGTTGTTTTTTCTTTTAAAGCCATAACTATATTGTGAGGCGAATATACAACCAAATTTGGAAATTACAAAAAAAAATATTAAAATTGTATATTATTATGAACAACGAATTAAAAAATAAAGTGGTCGAGCTAAAATCAAAACTCCGCAGGGGGGACATGGCTCGCATCGTGGAGAGAACGTCAGCATTTGGCGTTAAGAAGTATGACGTTTACAACATCCTAAACGGAAAATCATTAATCGATAGTCAAAAATTAATTCTTGTTATGCGTGAAGTTCAAAACTGCATCAATGAAAATGAAAAATACATGGAGTATTTTAACCAGTCAATTACCGTATGACCTACGATGAATTAGACAAGCAGATAATTGACATCAAAAAGAAAGGCTTGAATATAATTCTCGAAGCCTCCATGATTGCTGAAGTAAGAGAAACATTCTACAATGTTCGCATTGACCAAAAGATGCAAGAAATCAGCAGTACTTTTGTTAAGAATGTCAGTTATCTAGAAACTCTACATAAACAATATCCAACTTACGGAAAAATTAGGGAATTTATGGGTGTCATTGCTCATCCCGATCACAACGATTACATTTTTGGCAAGAAGAGAGTAGGAAGTTTAAGAACTTTCTTTCTTGTGGCTGAGTTTTACGGATTGCCCGTAGAACTTTTATTATTTAACGATTTAGAAACTCATGGCGATATCCTCAAAAAAACATATCCTGCTCTTTTCAAACAGAGTAGAAATTAAACCTTTGTCAGTAAACAGAGCCTGGCAAGGTAAAAGATTCAAAACACCAGAATACACCGCTTACGAAAAGGAAGTACTGCTGAAGTTACAACCATACGATTTAAGCACGTCTAAGGAGCCCATAGAGCTCTCAATGGTCGTAGGGTTATCCAACATGGCCTCAGACATAGATAATGTCGTAAAACCCTTCGTAGACATCTTGCAGAAGAAGTACGGATTCAACGATAAATACATCTTCAGACTCATCGTAGAAAAAAAATTAGTTCTGAAAGGTGCCGAGTTTATTGAGTTCTACATAAAAAAGTTGACTCCAAGACATTACATACTTGACTTTTCAGAATAATGATATTATGTTTGCACCGCAGTCCTTAGTTTTTAATGGGGGTATGTCTTGAAGGACTGTGTGGGGATGAACGAGAAAGTACGCTTGGGAATCACAACCACTACCACACCTGAACCAATTTTCACAAAAGCTTTTTTTGAGGCTTTTAAAGGAAAGGGGGGAAAGGGGGGTATGGTTTAAATAGTGGTTCACCCAAGAAAATACTCTGTCTTACGTCTCGGAAGGCAATATACTAAGTAATAGTATTGTGAATTACAAATAAAATTTCATAAATTTGTAGTAATGGCATTCACTATAACTAATCAACCAAAGCAGTTTTTATCAGAAAGTGAAAAAAACAAAATTTGGTATAAGGAGAATCTAAAATTTATCATGTCTCATTTCAATAAGAGACACGACCGCATTTCAAGAATTAGAAAACAAGAAGATTTAGAAAATCCTATTGATGAAGTGGTGAGAATGTTTACCTACTATCTAGGGAGACAATACAACAAAGATTATTACTACACAACCCAAGACCAAAGCGGTTGTGATTTGCCAACAGTTTGGATCAATGGTCAAAAAATAACCTCCTTAGTTGACTACATGGTTGGTAACGCAATCAAGATGATTGAGAACGTTGAACCAAGTGTTAAATCTCAGAGTAAGGCGACCATCAACAAAAAAACCAAATTGCTCGATCAGGCGCTATTGAAATTTGATATGCCCGAGTTATTTGAGAGGATGGCGCAATTTGGAATTGAATATAATCCCATGGGTAATGCCCAACAAGGGTTTGAAGTTCCAGAAGACATTTATCGTTACATGGAATACGATTACAAAGAATATTCTGAAATCATTGCTATGACAATGTGTGAGGATATTCTACATCGTAATTCATACATGGAGAAATTCAAGCAAGCCTTTTTGTATACCTTGCTAGGTGGATACGTAGGAATAGAAAATAGAATAGAAAATGGTAAGCAGTATTTTGATGTTGTGCTACCTCATAATCTTATTGTTGATAGGGCGAAAGATGACGATTTCAATTCTGAGGCCCGTTTTGTAGGTAAAATTGATTGGTTGAATGTAACTGATATAATCGAACGTTATCAAGACTCACTCACTATTGAAGAGATTGAAGAAATCAAGCAAATCAATATGAACAACTTATATCAGTTGCTCGATTTGACTACTCACCCTTATGCAACCAACTGGGCATTCAACGTAAACAATTTGCCAACCTTGGCGTGTGTTACTGGCTATTGGGTTGGTATGAAGGATATGGGTTATGAGAAGTCTGGAGATAAATTTGGTAATACTCACTACAGTAAAATTAGAAATGGTAGGAAGGGTCAGTATTGGACCAAAACAATTTACAAAGGAACTCTAATCGGTAATAAGTATATTGTTGATGCTGAGGAGGTAACAAACCAAGTGAGAAAGCACGACAACCCTGGCGATGTGGAATTACCATTAAAAGTATTTATTCCGAATATGGTTATGGGTGAGAATCGTTCTGTAGTGGCACGTCTCCACCAACACCAAGATCGTATCGATTACATTACCAACGAGATTACCAAAATGATGACTCGTAGTAAGGGTAAAGTATATCTGATTAACAAACAGAAGTTGGGTTCTTCTACGGCTAAGGATGTAATCTCTGATTTCGAAAGAATGGGTATTCATATTACTGATGGTTCAGCAACCGGAGAAGATTTTGTATCTGGTCAAGAAGCCAAGATGGTCGAAGTTGTAGACATGACGCTTGATCCCAATGTGAATTTGCTAATCAACTTGCGCCAAGAAGAAGAAAGATTGATGGAAGAAATCGTATCTGTTCCTAAAATTGCTTTGGGACAACAGAGCGGTTATGTCGGTGCTAAAACACAAGCCGGTACCATCGCTCAATCTAACTTGGGAACTACTTATCTTTACCAAGGATTCATTCAATTCATCCAAAAAGAATTGGCCTTTGCTTTGAATCAATTTAAAGTTTCATTGATGGCTGAATCAGAAGAAGAAATTCCAGTGATTGGGTCTCGGGGCAAACAATGGTTGAAGATTGTTAAAGATTTCCAATTCGAAGAGTTGGGCGTTTATATCAAAGTTAAAGACTTTATTGATGATGCAGCTAGAGAACGTTTGTTGAGTTTGGCTCAAGCATCTATGCAGAACCAAATGATTGATATGTTGGATTACTTGCGAATTGAAAGAGCCAAGACGTATACCGAGTTGGTAAGCGAATTGGAATACTCTTTGAATAAGAAGAAGAGAGATGCTGAAAAACAACAAGCAATGATGCAGATGATGCAACAGGCACAGCAAGAACAACAGATGGCACAGCAACAGCAAGTAGCAGGAATGAAAGAAGAAGGTTCTAATTACAGAAAAGAATTGGATGTTCAAGGTAAGATGGCTTCTACTATGATTGATAAATCAACTGCAAATGGAGAAGAAATGCCAGCAGACTTGATGCAACAAATCATGGGCGGTGGTGAAGAACAGATGCCTCAACAATAAAAAATTTGTAATAATAGTAAAAATAAACTAAATTTGTTAGAATATGTCAGAAGATTTCTTGAGTCAGATTGCTGATGAGCTGAGAGGCCAGCAGATTCCAAATGCTACCGAAACGGTAGAAGTACAAGCGGAAGAACAAACAACCGCTGAACCAATAGTTCCCGAGACAGAAGTTAATGATCAAATTACAGATGCTGTAACTCAAACAAAAGAATGGTGGGATGAAGATGAAAAACCTGTTGCAAATACTGAAGTTAAGCCTGTAGAAGATAAGCCAACATATGAATTGGACGATGATTTGAAATTACTTTCAGAATACAAAAAGAGCGGTAAAACTCTTGCTGATTTTGTAAAGGAATATCAAATCGAAGACCATTCGCAATGGACAGAGGAGAAAATCGTAAAAGAAGGTTTGAAAGAGTTTATGAATCTTAGCGATGAAGAACTCGAACAAGCAGCTTACGAATATGACACTGCGTCTATTTTTCAAAAGAAACAATGGGCTGAGAACTTTAAACAGAAGTTTGATAATAAAAATGCGGACAAACTGAAACAGTTGACCTCAAATAATAAACAAACTACTGAAGTTCAAGAAGCTATTGCTAAAAAATACGAAGTTGAATTGGAAAGTTTTTCTAAGGAAGTTGTAGGTAAAGAAGTTTATGGACTAAAAATTACAGACGAAATGTCTAAGGATTTGAAAAAATTCATTAACGAAGAATTTACTCTCCAAAAGGAAGACGGATCGTTCGACATCGAAAAGGTTTATTCTGTATCTCTATGGATGAAATACGGAAAAGACTTAGTAAAAGCCAACATTACGAAAGCTCGCAACGAAGGTAAAGAACAGGTTATTAAAGAAGTTAGTAACCCTAGTAAAAACATGACAGGCGGTGGACGTTCGGTTGGTTCTGGACTTGAGGCCGCACAAGAGGCTTTTGCAGCTATGTTCCCTGGCTGATAAGAGGGACAAAAACAAAAAAAACGATAAAAAATGTCAACCATTTCAAATCTTCCATTAAGTCAATCTTTATTGCTTAAAGGACTTTCTTTGCCAAACAAAATGGCAATGGTTTATAGCCAAGATTACGGTTATAACGTGTTGACTCAGCTTACTTCTAAGTTGTCTTCTTCTATTTCGACTTCACAGCCGAAAGTAGAGATTTCTTCTTTGGGTAACTTGGGTGTTTACTCTAAAATTGTATCTAACGGTACTGCTGCTGGTAGCGGTATGTTGACCGTTCCTGTATCTGATGCAAGTAAGTTCCGTGTTAGTGACATCGTTGCTGACGGTAACTTGGTTCAAGGTATTGTAGTTAGCGTTGATACTGTAGCAAATAGTTTGACTATTGCTCCTCATAGCGTAACTTCATTGACTGCTGGATCTCACTTTTTGGCGAACCAACACGCAAAGCGTTTCTTTGATGCTTCTGCTAACCGTTCTAGCCAAGGTAAGAGCACTTTGAACTACACACCTGATACCGACTTTGCTTTGACTGCGGTAACTCGTGAAAGTTCACACCAATCTCGTAGAGATCGTACTGCTTCTTTCGTGAAGTGGAATGGCGATTTCTGGTGGAGGTCTTATGATGATTTGACTTTGAAAGCGTTCGCCAAGCAATTGGAGTACAAATATGCTTTCTCTGAGCGTCAAATCAAGCAAGGTCCTTTCGGTGAGTATTACACTACCGGTGGTTTGCGTTGGTCAATCATCAACAATGGTGGTTCTTATTTGTCTTTGACTTCTGAGTTGACTCAGTCTGTATTCAATGATTTCTTGGAGCAAATGGTTCGTGTATCTGCTGAAGGTGGACGTAAGTTGATTGCTTTGATGGGATCTGCTGCCATGGCTCGTTTGCAAACTATCTTGGGTGACTACATCAAATATGCTGGTACTGCTAACACCTTGGGTGGAACTACCGTAACCGGTTTGAACGTGATGAAGTATGCTTACGCTGGTTTGGAAATCGAATTCGTTCGTTGGGCATTGTTGGATGACGAGATGTTCCGTGGTGAATTGTCAAGCGTAAACGGTAAGCCTCGTATGAGTAACTCTATTTACTTCATCGACACTACTGCTGTTCCTGCTGCTGATGGTTCTGGAAATATCGCTGCTTTGCAAAAATACCACTTCAATCAAGACGAGTTGATCGCCAACTACGTTCCTGGTATGATTGGTTTGGAGTCAAGTAGTGCTTCAACTGTTAAAGCTGCTTTGAGCGGTGGTCAGTCTGTATCTTTGGGTACTAGTGATGTTGACGGAGTTGACTTCCACATCCTTTCTGATTGTGGTTTGTATTGTATTGCAGACAAAATGGGTCTGATTGAATTCGCTATCTAATATTTATAACTATGTCAATGACTCAAAAATATTACTGTTTAGCCGCTAACCCTAGTGCTAATGATGGTACCGCTGTAAACAAGGGTGGATTTATCTCTTTGGGTGGAACTCAAGCCTTGGCTGGTCTTCCTTCTGCTTTGAGAAACTTTCCTTTCCAGTTGAACGCTATCAAAAATGGCTACTATAAGGCTTATGCTGCTGAGGTTTTGCGTGTTATTACTATTACTCCTACTGCCGCTGCTAACACTGATTACCGTGTTGTATTGAGCGCTGAAAAAGGACAAACTTTTAATAACAACTTGCCTAATGAAGTACAAACTGTATTTACTCACACTACTGCCGCTACAGGTGGTACTGCGACTACTATCGGTGATGCTTTCCGTACTGCTATTAACAACCATCCTTATTGGAGTACTCGTGTTGTTGCTTCTGGTACTACTACTTTGATTATCACTGCTAAGGCTGGTTTTCCAATCTTTAGTGCTGCCGGTGGACCTTTGATGGCTACCGTAGTTTCTACTGCTGGTTCCCCGGAGTACGGTGCCAAAGGTGCTGATTTGTTGGCTTCTGGCTATTTCAACACTGATACAGGTCTTCCTGTTGCTGGTCAAACCTACAGCGCTATGGTTTTCGAAATCAAACCCCAAGGCGAAAGCGTATTGGGTGGTGGTGCTGATGAGAAATTAACCCTTTACATCAACTCTGGTGGTAACTGGGCTCTTCTTATCACTGCTCTTTCTGGTTTATTGGTTAAATAATAAATAACCAATCTCAAGAAGAGGGGGAATAAAATCTCCCTCTTTTTTTGTTTTAGGTAGTAAAATAATTTATATTTGTAAAAAGTTATGAGAATTAAAGCATTAATTATCCCACAGAGAACTAAAGGCAATATCAGTATTGTTGGTTCGTATCGTGACAAGAGCACTGACAAAGAAATGTTCTTGATGGCCTCTGGTAAGAAGGTTGTTACTACGTTGAATGAGAACGATCGAGTATTTCAATATACTTTCGAAGAGGGTTTTCCTTTGACATTGAATTTTGATAGCGAGCGTTTCGAAGAGCAGGCAGTTATTGAGTTTTGGAAAAAGCATCCTTTGGTGTTTAGCGATGGTTATGATAATCCAAATTTGATATCTCAACAATTCAAATTTGAAATCAAAGAAGAAAAGATTCAAACTGAATACAGCGAATTGTTAGGTCGTTTGCAGTGTATTGGACAAGTGTCAAATATGACATTCCAAGAGCAAATGAATTTGGCTTTCGCATTGGGCTCAGATCCTCGTGAAATGTCTCCGATGGAGGTATACCTTCACTTGGTTGGTTTGACGCTAAATGGTATCGCTATTGCACGTAAGGACTATGTTAAAACATATCTTTCTGTTCGTGCCAACGAAAGGATTGCAACCGTTTATGCAAACAAAGCAATGGCTTACAAGATTATCCAAAAGGATGGTCCCGTTTATAAAATCGGAGGTCGTAACGCAGGTACCACAATGGATGCTGTAGTTGCAATGCTTTTGGCTGACACCGATACGTTTGAAAACTACATTAAGCCCGAGGTAGATAAGTATGACGTTAGTGAAACTTTGAAACTTGATACTGTAGATCCTTTGGATTTGCCAGAAGAAATCAAGAATCTTTTGCCCGTAACTGGTGCGAATGATAAGCGTAAAGCGAGAAAGCCTGGTTTAGATTAAACCTAGTTTTTAGTATTTCTGTATTAAGGGGGCATGGTCCCCCTTTTTACTTTACTTGTTTTTTTGTATCTTTGATATAAATGACAGGTGCACAATTTTGGACTTATCTTCAGCAAAAACTAGATAAAGCCTACTCAGCATACTTGGATAACGCCAAGGCGAATGGACTCATTAAAGAATCCATGTATCGTCTTGCTGATAAATATTGGCGTGGTCTTTCCTTTGAACGTGAGGATGATGAGATGGTAGGTCTCATGATTCGTGATTTTACAGTTACGCCCGTTGCTGGTGTTATCGATATTAAGACTTTGCTTCCCAACTATATGCACATTATGCGTATGGGTGTGAGATATGAAGTAGATGTTGTTGTAACTGCGGTTAGTGGTACAACTTTAACTTCAGCAAAGCACAAATTAAGAAAAGGAAATACTGTTAAGTTAGGCGTAACTTCTTATGTCGTAAGCAAAGTCAAAGGAGACACTTTTGATTTGGGTACTGCTGGTTTGGCCACGGGAACATATAAGCAAGTGGTAGACAAAGAAGCTAAGCAAATGGTTGGGGATCGAAAGAATGGTGCTTTCCATAGCGCTACTTTTTCAACTCCAAGATTTGAATCTTTGAATACGGGTACAGCAACTCCGAGAGGATTTAAGGTTAGTCCTTCTCCCGCTACTTGTACTATTGACTATATGCGTGTACCACCTATAGATATTGACGTGGCGAGTACAACAACTATTCTCGAGGATTATTACGGGATGAAGTTTTTGTATCGTTTGATGGATGAATGTGTATTGAACTTTGGGGCTCAGACAAAAGACTATCCAACAAAGCAGAGTGCACAACAAGATATAATTGAAAACCCATGATTTACTTACAAGAAATCGTAGACGAAATTAAGAGCGACTTACATAGTGGAATGACTTACAACGATAGTCGTTTCGATGATGAATACATTGAGAACAAAATTCATGGTGCCCGTGCTACATTAATCATGAACTACATGATGAAGAGTGGTAAGTTCATCAACGATGCTTGGATACAGACTTTGGATATGCGTTTTAGCGAAGACGAAAAAGAGTGTGAAGTTAAGACTTTTGAATGTCCCAATGTCATTTCGCTCGATGGTCAAGCAGATGGATTCATCTACGTTGGTCATTCAGACGGTTTAAAGCCCTTTGTACGCATCCGTAAAGGATTTACAACACTCACACGCCATTCTTTATTTGGGAAGAAGACAGAGGTTATGTGGGACTATAAGCACATGACTCAAGGTAGAAATGTATTGCAGTTTTACAACGCAAAGCATTTGGCATATATTATGGTCAGAGCGATGTTTAATAATCCTACAACTATTCCTAACTATGATAAAGAGTTAGATCACTATCCAGTTGATGAGAACTTGAAGAAAGATATTGTTGAAATGATTACTCTCGACTTGATTCGTAAAACTCGTGTTCCAGTTGAACCAAATAACGATAACCAAACTAATATACCACGATGAAAGTACAAGATGTAATAGCTGCGGCATCAGAAGAATTAAATGCTTCTTATGAAAACAACGCCTTGTGGTTTGAGGTTCTGATTAACCAGGCTGTTAAAACACATAAGACTCCTCGCAAGTTTAAAGAAATCGATGTGATTCTTAAGGCTTACGATAATAAAATTACTCTTCCTGAAGGTTGGTTGAGAATCATGGGCTTGTATTTGTGTGGTAGTGGAGAGAAGTTGTGTCCTGATATCGATTATGGAATTCAAAACGATTGTATCATTTTTGATTCGGGTCTCGGAATTGCCGATGGTACAAAGTTTACTTTCAGATACTATGGATTGAATATTGATTCTGATGGCGGTCTAATTGTTCCCGATGATTGGGAACGTATGTTGGTTGCTTATATCGGATGGAAATACACACGTAGATACATTAAAGATTTTGGTGTTGCAGTAATGCAAAACTATCAGAGGGAATATCAAACACAAAAACTAGCTAACGTATAATGCAGATAAGAGTAACTCCTTCGGGTATCATGGATAAGGATACCGATCCAGCATATGTCAATCAAGGTAATTACATTGATGCAAACGATATTCGCCATCGCCAAGCTGATGGTAGTAATTTCGGTGGTGTTATGTCTGTGATTGGAAATACGAATGTTTTAACTTTTCCTGATTATATATCATCGAGTAAGAAATATAGAATTTATATCGATATATCGAAAGTGCAAGATGGAAGTGTTGCTGCTAACGAAGGATATATAATTCTTAAGAATTCTGCGGGTACTGTATTCACAAGTATTCTGCATTCTATTTCGCCTCCGATGCCAGTGGTTCCCGGAGTTACATTGGTAAACTATGCTGCCACACTGCAAAGTTATTTTAATATCCTTTCAAATACTGCCTATGGTGGTTTGTTGACTTATAGCAACTATACAGAAACTAGTTCTGTAGAAGCGTATTTTGATATTACTACGAGTTTAGATACTGATCTCGTATTGACCATAAATAATATCACTGCTGAGTTGTGTACCATCAAATTGGTAAATGAGTACATTGCAACGGGTGGTAGTTTTAAAGTGATTGGGTCTCAGCAATTGCAAGATTACTTGTTTGTGTGGTTGGCGGGTACAGGCATTAGTGAGATTGGTGTAGTATATTCTACAGATAACGATGTTACTTTTAACTATGTTCGGCTGCTCAGAAGTAAGAAATTAAATTTTTCAGTTGATCGTAGAGTAGAGGCAGAGATTGAAAGAAATGGAGATGAGGTAAATTTGTATTGGACCGATGGTTTTAACAAACCACGTGCTATGTATTTGAAGTATAGTCTCATTACAACTACAGATGCTTTCTTATTTACTTCTGGAGGACAATACGAATTAGAAACAATAGAAGAAGAATCGGCATTTTTCTCAAGGGTACCCCAAGCCTACTTTACCAATATTGAAGTTAAGGAGACAGGTGGATTTTTAACTTCTGGCAATAAGAGATATACGGGTCGTTTTTTAACTGAGGATTTAACTCCTACAGATTTCTTATACCCAACAAATATTATAAATATTTACGATAGGAAAATTACAACTCCTAGCGAAATCAGAGGAGAACAAGATAGTACATCGACAAATAAATATGTCAGTATGACTATTGAAAATATTACTCCAGATTTATATACTTATTTCGAACTTGTTGCGATTGAATATAAAGATGCTGCGTTTAGTGCGGTAATTGTTCAAAGATTCAAACTTGCCTCAAATCAAACTAGTATCGATGTAGAACATACGAATCTAGGACAAGAAAATATTATATTGAGTAACAATGAGTTAGTCGCAATTACCTCAAAGTATTTGACATCTCAGAGTTTAAAAGTTTTTGATAATAGAATTACACTTAGTAATTTAACAGAGAGTGTAGATTTGAATTTGGCCAATTGGGCTCAGACCATTCGTCATAGTATAGAACAAGGTTACATCGAAGGTGTCGGTAAATCATTTGAGCAAAATCAAAACTTGGTAAATAGTTTTACAGACCATAAGTACGGAGAGTATTTAGTTCCTAATAACACATTTGATTACACTTCCTATATGTATAATGATACCTATCGTTTTGGTATTCAAGTACAGTGGAAAGAATATAACAAGTGGAGTTTACCTTATTGGATTGATGATATAAGAATTGATGGCTCTGCAACGAATGTAATCGGCAATAGAAGAGATGCTTCGGTAAGTGGTGTGGATATCAATTTGCAAGATACATCCAACAATAGAGTCAAATATTATCATGTCAATTTCAACAATATCAATTTGAATGCTGTTGTTGGCGGAAAAAGAATTCGTGATTTAATTAGCGGGTTCAGAATAGTTAGAAGTAAAAGGATTCCTGAGGTTTTAGCGACTGGTATATTTTATGCTGGTGTTGAACATTCAGATGGACGATTTACTACTACCTTTCCAATTGTTCCCTTCTTAGGAATTCAAAACGGAACAACGCTTGGTGTGGCTAATCCGCTAATGAGAAATAATGCAGGTTACATTTTTGGAACCGCTCAGAATTTAGCTATTGGTACTAGTAGTACTAGTTCGCTCGTATCAGTTTGTGGAGGTACTGGTGCAACTGACTATTCCGATTATCTCTTCTTCTATAGTCCTGATTTTTATTTTAACAATGCTGATTATCAGTTTAATGCAAGCACCGATAAAGTAAGATTGGCAGCTGCTCCATATGAGCACGCTATTTTTTCTGGGCATTCTAGAGCAAACCAAAGACACGCAAACGGAAGTAATAATAGTTCGTATCAAGATTATGGAGGGTACTTCGGTGCTACTACACAAAATTACACAGATTTTCTTGCTACTCACCATACTCATTTAGAAACTGGTTCTAACACTTCTTTGAATACGAAGACTGTTTCGGCAGCGTATGCGTGGCAAACTCTTTATTCGAATCTTGCATCAAGCGAAGTATTCAAAATTAGTTCTAAAGCACATACCAATACGGGATTAACAGATAATGGGATGTGGTATGGACAAATCTTTAGAGATTTAGGAGGTAATAAAAAATACCCCGCCAACAAAGAATTGAGTTTCTATGAAAGTACCGGCCATTATTATCTTTTGACCCCCGGCCAAAGCGGAGTAATAAACAACATTTCGGTTTATGGTGGAGACACATTCATACAGAAGAGTCACATGGCAATTCATCGTATGCCTCACAATAATTTGCTTTGGGGTATGGGTTATGGTATTTCTTTCTATAGTCAGAACAGTGGTAATTATCAGATGTTCAATATCTTGGATCATGATGATTCCTTCAGTGGTCCAGGTTATGTGTTCCCTCAATATTTAGATAAAAACTCCACTGGTAATTATTGGGTTGATTATTTAGGAAGTCCCGTACTTACTGCGCTTCCAGAAGGTTCGATAGGTAGTGGACTATTTTATTGGTTGGAGCAATGGCCCGAAGTAAGTAATCAAAATAACTATAGTCGTTCGTATAATTACAAAGATGATACGATTATCGAAACCAACTATAATTCAAATGTTAAATACGATGGTTCTTTACCTTCACGTGTAACATGGTCTGCTAAGAAAGTGATTGGGTCTCAGAAAGATAACTACAGAACATTCAAACCTTTGGATTTTGTAGATTTAGATTTGACATTTGGACCAATTGTGCATCACGATATTATAAACAATTCTTTTTATACTTGGCAACCATTTAGTGTACAGAGACAATACTTCAGAGATGCATCTCTATTGGGTTCTCAAGAAGGATCAGATGTTGTTGTAGGTAGTGGCTCAATCTTGGGTGCTCCAGGTCAAGAGTTGACAGCAATTGGAATATTTAACAAGTGGGCCCACGTTAAAGGAAAAACCACAACAGGTAAAGATACTTTCTATTGGTATAACGATCAGAGTCAAAAAGTTGTTCGTTTCGGTCAAGATGGTACAAGAGTAATTAGCGATAAGGGATTGATAAGTTATTTAACAAACAATGGTAAGTTTGGACTCAATGATAAATACCCACTGACCGGAAAAGGAATCAATGGTGTGTGGAATGATAAGTATGGTGAGGCTATTTTTACATTCAAGTACACAGAAGGAGTAACAAATAAACAGTTTACTCTGGTGTATGATGAATTGAAAAATGGATTTATCTGTTTTCATTCTTACTACCCAAATATCTACTTGCGTTACAAAAACACTTTCTTTTCTCCTAATCCTACGGTTGGTTTGACAAAAACTTTATACCTTCATGATAGGGGCTCAGAATCCACTTACTATGGAACATACTACCCCGCCACTATAACAGCGGTGATGAACTATGAACCAAACGTCAGTAAGAACTTCGAAGCGTTACAATTTGTAACGGATAGACAACCTTTTGAAGTATACTTGACCACACCTACTCAAATTTCTTATTTGGATGAAACCGAGTTCGAAAAGAGAGAGGATTTGTGGTATAGCCCAATCAAAAACGATTCTACCATCAGCGGTTTGAATAATGGAGATACATCACGACTGTGGGGTAAATGGTTGAAAGTAAAAATTTCTCTTGAGTCAAGTTCTGCAAAACAGAAACTGATTAACTTCATTGTCAAGTTTAGGACAATGGCTCGTTTGTATAATCAATAAAAATAAACTAAATTTGTAATATATGGCATTACCAGCAATACTAGCCGGAGTACAATTGGGAACCTCTATCTATCGAGGTATTAAGAGCGCCCAAGGATTGATGGGAATGAAGGGTGAGAGGAAAGCTGAATACATAGATGCTGCTGCCCCAATTCAAGAAAATAGGCAGTTGGGATTAGCTCAAGAAAGAAGGGGGTTGTCTCCAATTGCTTTGGCCACGGCAAAAGAAGGTTTTGGTCAAGCAAGAGCGGGTAGTTATCGTGCAGCTACAGATACATCTGGAGGGCAATTGTCAAGTGCGATATCTAGAATGGGTGCATCAAGCAATGCACAGTTTGGTATGGGATTGGCAGCGCAAAGCCAAGCCGCTTCTGAAAGAGGTCAAGCAATCAGAATGGGTGCCAATCAGCAACTCAGTGGTTTGCAGCAAAGACAAGTGGCCGAAGATATAAGTGATTACAACAGAAGACAGCAAGCATTTGGTCAAGGAGTTCAAGATGCTGTTTATAGCGGAATGGGCGCTTTGGAAGGTTATACTACATCGAAAATGAGCATGGAAAATGCAGAAAAAGACAGACAGGCTTATAGAGATGTCAATGGCATGACCGCTGGAGAACCTAGCGCAGTTAATCCATTCGCTAATCCTTTATCACTTTATAGAAAGTTTGGGACTCCGAGTCAATACACTTCAACTGGTGGAATACCTAACTATTCACTAGGAGGTAAACCAGCCGGATTGGGCTTTACTCCTAAATTAAGATAAAAATGGCAACACCCTCAACATTAGGTCAAGGAATAGCACTGCAAGGTAAACTAGATAGTGCTCAGAGAGTAGGTAGACTTGCGTTTCAAGCGGCTCAAGCAGATAAGGCACGTGCGGCAAAAGCCGATGTTGCTGCTGCGAATGCTGCAAAAGAATTAGAAAAGAATTTCAAAATAGATGGTAGTTATAATCGTTTGGTTGCTCCAGACTTGATTAAAACTGCTAGTGAGTATATCGATAGATTGCATAAACTTAAAACAAGCGGTAATCCATCTTGGGTTAACGAAGGTTATAAATTGGCTAATGAGTTCGATTTGGAATTAGTAAAATATAAATCTCTGAGCGATGAGTATAATAAATTTGATGCTCAGACTCAAAGTTTAGATAAGAACAAAGTTTACTTTACTAAAAACTTCAAGAACTATCTTGTTGAAAATGGAAAGGCAACATCGCATAGTGAACTTCAAGGAAATTTGGCAAAGAAAGGAATTAAGAATGACCCATTTTTTCAAATCAATGAAGATGGTATTCCTAAGTACAGAGGTGCATCTGTTATTCCCGTGGAGAACGAACTTGAGACCGATGCAAACAAATTAGACAAAACAATTGCTTCTTCTTACAATACTCCTATTGGAGAAGGTGGTGTAAAAACAACAATGGTTCAACAAAGACCTGTTCGTATAGCATCCGCTCAAAAAGCATATGAAGATAATCCTCAGTTGTATCCTGATGGTAGACCAAGATCTCTAGAAGATATTTCTTTGGCTTATATCACTCAAAGACCAGAGGCGATGGTTCAGTTGGTAGATTCTAAGAATTTAGGTTTTGAAGTTGATCCTAATACTGGTTATTATACTCCAGAAGACCAAGGCAAGTTGAATGAGTACTTGTTGAAGTACTTAGAAGAATATTCAAACCCTACAGTCAAGACAAGTACTGTCAAAGGACGCAGTGTATTTAATTTTGGGGACTCCGAAAAGCAAAGCGTTATGAGCAGAACCAAAACTAAGAATATTCTTAAGTTGGGTAAAGAACCTAGCGGTGCTGAAATTGAATATTATACCCATGATGAATATGGGTTGCCAGCGGATGGTTACAGCGGTGTTGTGACTGGTCAAACATCCAATGCCGATGGTACTGCTGCTAGTGGTGCTGTATTGAGTGATAAGAAGGTAATTCAATCTGTCGTTCTTCCATATGGTCAAGTGACAGAAAATGGAGTGACTAGAACTTATCCTATTCAAAAAGGAGCAAAGGTATCCAGTAAGTATATATTAGGCGTTGCTCCGTTCGTTATGTTTGGAAAGCCCGGACAATATTACTATATTCCCGCAAGAAATTTCTCATCTAGCGGTCTAATTGGAAATAAGCAAGAGGCTGGTATTGTTGATGAAAATATACAAGCGCAAAAGAATGATGCTGCCAAGGCCACAACTCTATTTAATCAAAAACTCAAAGCAGATCCCGCATTGAAGAAATTGATTGACGAAAATAAATATCAAGAAATTAACGATTATATAAATAACCTATATCTAAATGGCCAATAACTTCGAAGAACTCTACGATGAATTAAAATCTGATTACAGATTTAATAACACATTTACAACTAAGAAAGATTTTGAAGATTATCTAGCAAAATCTCCTGATGCAGATGAGGACATGAAGATTCAGTATGGTGTTGAAAATGCAACATCGTTCTTAAAAAAAAAAGAAGAAGGCGATTCTTTATCGAATTTGCAATCGGTTGGGAATGAGACTGCCTCAGAGGTGGGAATTCCGCAAGACAATCAAGTTGTAACTCCCGAAGGAGCAGAAGCACAAGGTATTAATATGGCTGGCGTTTACGGTGATGTAATGCCAGAAGTACCTGTTTATGGTAAATCATTTCAATCTAACCTTGCTCCTCCCGTAAAGCCGCCCGCTGTTAATCCTAAGGATAAGCAGATGAGCGATATGTATGTTCAGAAGCTGAACGAATTTAAGGGAGAAATAGACAAGGGCTCGTTTAGGGCATTGTCGGATTTTCAGCGTTTGATTGTCGATCCGAAGTATAAGGAATTAAAAGAAAAAGGTTATTTCAATGAACAAATCAAGCAAATCAATGACTCATTTGGCAAAAATATTTATACTAAAAGTAAGAATCTTTTTGATAAACCGGATGTACAAAAATCTTTAAGGGACTCAGGAATCACAATTACTAGTGCTACTGGCTTTACTCCAGAGAGTTTAAAGGTCAAGCCAAAGGCTCCGAGCGTAGTTAAAAGCGCAAATCTTCCAGGGAATGAAAGAGATAAGGTGTTTAATTCTTATTTTGCGTTTGAAAATAGACCCGTTAAAACTGCCGAGGAAGAACAAATTGCTAATCAAAAATTAGATGCGGAATTATCAAAAGATGCAAAAAATCTAATTACTGATGGTGTTTGGATTCAGCCAACTACCAATAACAAACAACCTGGAGGATTTTTGTTTAGTAATGACGATGGGGTTGTTGAAGTTGATCCGATTAAGGTTTCCAATCAAGTTGAAAAGTATGTTCGTAGTGCGATGGGCGGAGTGCCCGAGCAATTGCAACCTACTGTTACTCGCAGATTGACTAGATTGGTACAGCAAGAGGCGGAGAACAGATTGATTAGCGAAGGTCAAGAAAAAGTATTTAATGATAAATTAGCGAAGCAAAATAAGACTGTAACTGACTATACGAAGATTCCGCAAGAGTTTGATTTGGAAGTTCGTAAGTTGGCCAACTATGGTTTTAGCAATTTGCAAGAATATCAAAATGCATCAATAGAAAATATCACAAAGGAAATATCAGATTTCAGCACGAATAAGAAAATTGAATTGGAAAATTTCGCCAAGGAAATTGAAACTCGTTCTAAGACTGGTGGTTATTTGTCTGAGGCTGAATTGATTGCAGACTCTGAGGTTTACACGAGAATGGTCTCAGATGCAACCACAGAGGGGATTGAATTGAGAAACAATCTTGTCACTAGAGCAGAAGAAAATTTCAGAATTAAAAAAGCCGAAATTGAAAAGACTAAGAAGGCAGAATTAGATAAGTTATATGCTAAGTATGATGCGACCGTCAAGGATGGTAAGGTGTCGTTTGCAGCCGTTGAGAAGTTGACTCAGATGCATCAAGATGCATACAAAGAGTTTATGGATGGTAGAGATGCACAAAGACTTAGTTCTCAGAGTTTGGCGAATAGATTGTCGGAGGCAGATTTCAAAACGGGTGCTTTGGTCGAATGGGCCGGAGATAGAATACAAGCTGCAACAGCAAGAACATTTGACAATGCTATTGAAGCACTTAACGCCACAGTGGGTTATGAAAATAATCCTTTGGCTGATATGCTTAAGTATGTCAAGTATGTAGAGGTAAACAATAAGAAGTCAAATCTTACTTTTGCCGATGCTGAGGGTTTTTCTGAGTCTACTGAGGCTGCTCTAAGTTCTATTTTGGACCAAGTTCCAAACTTAGCAACTGGTATTTCTGCTGGTGTGCTTACAGCAAATCCATACATTGGTGGAATGGTTTCTTGGGCTCAAGATACTGTTGATCAAGTAGGACAAAACTACAAAGATAAATTTGAGGCAACGGGCTCAGAAATAGAAGCTCGCAAATCAGCAGCGGAGACATTAAAAATACAAACTCAAATGGTTCCGTTGTACGCAGTACAATTTATGCCATTTACTGGAAAATTCTTCAGTACAGCAAGAGGTATAAGCGCAAAGGCAGTAGCACAAGATGTAGGTAAATTAGCATTGGTTGAATATGCTCCCGAATTGGTAACGGAATTGGTACAGAATTATACTGCGGCTAAATTAAATAACGACCCAAAATATAAAGATGCAACCTTTGCAGAGTATGCTCAGGCAGAAGGACCAACATTGGCTTTGGAAATTTTACCTAGTGTTGCAGTTATGTCTGGAGCAGGTGTAGTAAAATCTAGATATGAATCTGTCCAAAGAGAAAAAAGAATTGATGCTTTCAAACAATTTATAGGTCCGAGAGGTCTCGACCAAATGATTGCTAGTGCAATTGATGTTATAGGACCAAACGCTGCTCAAGCCATTCCAGAATATCTATTGCAATCTGGTCAGATTGAGGCAGGCGAATTCCAAATGATTGCTCAAGGAGTACGTGATATTGCAACAACGTATCCAAGCGCCAAGAGCGTCATAAAGGACGAAAACAAGAGTAAGTACTATGTTGACCTTATGGGTCAGCAGAAGGAGCTAGAAAAGAATCTAGAGGCTATTCCCGAAGGTAATGTACTTCGTGACTTTGTACAAGGTAAGATTGAGTCTGTGAAGAATACAATGAAAGACCTTGTTGGTGGTAAAGATGTTGATTTTGTAGTATTCGAGAATAAAGGAGGTTTCAAATATGTTACCGATAAGCAGAGAGCAACTCAAATCATCGAACGAAATAAAGAAGCCATTGAAACGGGTTTGGTTAAAGTAAGTACCAAGGATACTGATATCAATGCTACAGTTCAAGAAATGACCAAGGGCTTGGCTGAAAAGAAAGGTTCTAAAGAAGTTAAGGCTTATAGTTCTGGAACAAATCTGAATGCGGCTACTGTTGAGAATCAAGATGAGTTGAATAATTTGTTGAGTTCTAGCACTCGTGATCAAGCAGAGTTGGATTCTCGTGTTCAAGAAGCCAAGAACGCACAGAAAGTATTGGATACCATTATGCCTGGCGTTAAGATTGTTCTACATACCGATGAATCATACCAAGACAAAATGAAAAATGTTAAAGGTAAGAAAGAGTCATTCGGTAATTTCGCTTATGTACAAAATCAAGATGGAACATACTCTGTAGAAATCCAAGTCAACCTAGATAAGGCGAACGAAACTACGATTGCTCACGAGGTAACTCACGCTGCATTGTTAAAAGTGTTTGGTGAGGATGTTGAATTGTTTACAGATTTCAAAGATCGTCTTTCCGCTCTGGTAAAGGACTCCGACAATAAATTGTTAAATGATTTCGTTAAGCAATACAAAAGTATAGAGATTGGTGAGGAGTATATTGCGCAGTTGACTGCATTGATGGCAAACGAAAACATCAAGGTAGATACAACACTCATGCAGAAGATTGCTGCCCTTATTAATCAGTTTGTATCTAAAATTACTTTCGGTACTGTTGTGCCATTTAAAGACATTGCGGATGTGGTTGAGGTTTCTGATTTCTTCAACTCTTTGTCCGATTCTATCAAGTCAGGTAAGTTAAACAAAAAATTAAACAAATATGCCGTTCAAGAGCAAACAGCAGGTGAAGTATCTGTACAGCCAGAAGCCAGAGTTGGCGAAGAAGTGGTCCAAAGAGAACCCCAACCAGAAACTCAAGTCCCTACCGAAGAAGGTCAAAAAGAAGTAAGTACTAAAGCACAAGTTGGTGAAGTTGAAGACTTGCCTGTATATCATGGAGGTTCTCCTGATATCTTGGGTAAGTTGGGTCAAGATGGCGTTTTGTTTGTCAGCCAAAACAAAGAAGAGGCACAGAGATATGCAGAACAAAGTCCTCAAGGCGAGCAACCAAATGCTGTAAACGAATTCAAAATTACTGGCAACATTGCTACTGAAGATGAGGCAATGAAGATAATGCAAGATTTGGATTTGAAACCACAGAATGCAGAGTACAACAGAGATGAGTTGATGTTCATGGAGTTGGTCGATCCAAACATGGGTGAAACTAGTCTTTCGGCCTCAGACATTAAAAAGTTCAAAGATGCACTTAAGACAGCAGGCTTCGATGGAGTAGAATTCGTAGATAACGGATTACAGAACAAAGAGGAGAAGAACTTATACATAGTTAACCCAAATGTATTGAATACTGATCAGCCTATTGCTGAATTAAGCCCTAAGGAACAAGAAATCAAACAGGAAGAGATTGCTGACTTTGTTGAAAATGCGGACGAATTCAATGCTGGTGTTGCAGTTTCTGTAAATCCCAATGATAATTTTGAATCGACAACTTCTAAATCGCAGTTGGGTTCATACGAAGGTGCAGTTTTCAATGGGGAAAGTTTTTCAAATGCTTTACCAGTTAAATCACTTAAGGATATCGCTAAAGAATATAATGGTAGACTATTTATTATAACAAGCGATGGTACAGGTTATGGACTTGATTCTGAAGGAAATCCTATTTATGGAGGTTTTGGTTTCTTAACGCATCCTAAAAATCAAGAAGATGGAGTTGGTTTTGCTTCTGTAGATACATCTACCGTTAAAGCTACAACAACAGCAATAAGAAAGTTTTATGGTGATAATAAAGTAGCTGTTTTAGTTATGATTCAGCCTCCTTATACTACTATAAATAACTCATATGGGTCTCATTATTTCATCAGAGGTATGAAATCGTTATCTTCTAATCCTCAAGAATTGTTAGCTGCTAAAAATTCATTTAAAGAATGGGTTCTCAGCAATAAAGAGACAATGAGAAACCTGAAGAAAGAAGATAGCAGAACCGGAAAAAGAAATACATTATCTGCTTTATTTAAGTTAGTTGATTCTATTGATGCAAATACTGATGTTAATCAATTCACCAAGGAGTTTTTAAAAGATACAACTTTTGATTCTCGCAAAGCGATTCTTCAAGGTTTGGTTCCAGACAAAGCAGATTTACAAGTAAATAAAAATGCACCGACCATCAAAAGACTGTTGTTAAACAACGGATTCAATACTCAAAGTTTTTTGAAAGAGTATGGTGATAAGACATTTTTGAGCGATGATATAATAAACGGTGATAAGGGTGGTTTTGTTGTTGGTGGTTTTGAAATTAACATCAAAGAAAAAACCGAAATGGATAAGGAAATTGAAGATTTGCAAAGCAAAGGATTTGTTCACCCCTTGTTCAATGGTAAACTTCCCGGTACTAAACATTTCGCTTTGGATGGTCTATATGATGTTAATAAGAATTTCGCAAGGTTTAATGTTCCACAGACGGTGGTTGATTATAAAGCAGTTTCTGAGAAATTCAAAAGTGAGAATCTGATTCCATCAAAGAAACCCAAGAAAGGTGCGATTGAAGGAGCAGTTTATGCCGATGACAAAATAAATCAGTTGGTTCGTGATAATTTTAAGAACGAAACAAGTTACAAGGAAGAAGCCGTTGAAAAAATCAAGGAAAATTATCCTCCTAATGCGCAAGTTGATTTTCAAACTAAAATACTTCCCGAATTAAGATATACAGATTTAAAAGGAGCTAAAAAAATAGAATTTAAAAAAGCCATTGCGCAGCCAATGGGTCTTCTAAAGGAACAAGTTACAAATGTTGCTACAGATGTGGCTAAAGGCATTGGTTTTCAGCCTAGTATAGAAGGACGAGAAGCAATGAAAACTGCGGATTTTAAAATTGCTGATGAACAATTTGGTATTGAGGATGGAGAAGTTAATCTTAGTTCTAAAGCACAATTGAATCCAAAAGAAGTAAGCACTGTTTCTACAGATTTATCAACTAAGGTATCAGATGCTAAGTTAAACGACCTTAAGAAATTAATAAACAATGATGTTAAAGTTCCTACTGAAACTAAGACCGTTTACAAATTGTTCAAGGTTAAGAAGGGATTCCCTGGTGAATTGTTCCCTCTGTTTGTAGGTGCGGATCAATCTATAACTACGGGCGAGTGGATTCAAGCAAAGGCTGGAGCATTGACTCAGACTAAAGAAGGTAAGACTATGGTTAAATCAACACTAGGGCCTTTGGCATACAGACCAGGTTGGCACTCGGGTGACATACCTCTTGCTACGCATATTGGATCTAAAGTAAACAAAAACGATAAGGCTCCTTCATTTAGATCTCCCAATCAAGTATGGGCAGAAGTAGAAGTTGGAAATGATATCGATTGGCAAACAATTGCTAATGAAAGAGCAGAAATTGGCAAGAATGGTCAACCGATTGCAAAAACTGCTCACATCACAGACCAAGTACCTTTGGGTGGTTCTTATAAGTATAAGACAAATTCAAATATGACCGGAAGTTGGATTATATCTGGCGAAATGAAAGTCAATAAGGTATTGACTCAAGCAGAAGTAGACCAAATCAACAAAGAAAATAAAGCAAAAGACTTACCTAGAACTACTCCTTTTGATTATGAGACTTATGGTTTTAACCTCGATGGAAGTGTTAAAAATGCAAAACAAGTTGTTTCTAATCAAGTTGCTAGAGCGTATCTGAAAGCAAAAGAAACTGGTACCAATCCAGAACTTATTAATGCTGTAGATGCTGCTTTGAGTCCCGATGTTAAGAGTAAATCACAATTGAATGTTAGTGACATCAGTCCTGAATTTCAATCTGATTTGATGTCTGGTTTGACCGAAGCCGAAGCACTCAAAAATATCGTTAAGAAGGGTTACCTTTTGAGCGATATCAAGAATCAATTGGGTTTGCCATATGTAGATGAGGCAAAATACAAGCAAGCCCACGCAGAGTTGGCAGTGGAAAGCATCGAGAAATTAAATCAAGCCAAAAGAGATACGGCCTCAGATATTGAAACCTTCATCAACTCTAACTATATGATGCCTTTGGCTGAACAAGTTTCTGAGTTGCTCGATCAGGGTTTCACACACTACGAGATTTTCAGAACCATGTACAATATGGATATGGCGAGTTCTGAAGATTTGAAAGAAGTATTTGGAACAGACTATCGCAACACAATAAAGAATGCCATCGAATCGGAAGGCTTCAGCGATGACTATCTTGATGAATTGACTGTTGATACTCGCACAATCAAAAAGAAAAAGGTAGCGGATGATTTATACGAAACTTGGCAGAGAGCGGGTATGGATTTCACCGATGCTATGTCGATGGTTGAAGCATATGCAGATGCATTCGAAGAAAAAGGGCTAGCGGAGGCCGCTGTTGCAATGCGTAAGGAGTTGGAGGGTGTGACTACCCAAGAGGAGTTGAGAGACGGTCTAGTGACCTTCAGTGCGCTTTTATCTAATGCTGGTTTCATGTTGCAGTTGGGCAGAAATTTGTTCCCTAAGAAAATGGGTTCAATGATTGCCAAAAGTTTGGAAAGAGCGGGTATTGCTCTTACTGAAAAGCAAAAGGCGGAGTTGGAAAGATTGACTACCCAACTGAATCAAAGCAAAGATGCTTTGGATGCTGCTGCTGCCACTTTTGTTGAGTCATTTTCTGACCAAGATTATGATGCTGCAAAGAAAGCCGAAAAAGAATTGAGAAATTCCGCAAGGGGATTGATGAAATTCCTAGATAATTTCAAACCTAAGTTTTGGAATGATAGATTAACATCCGGTGGTAGCCGAGCACTTTTGGGAATTCAGACTGTTGGACTTTCTATTCTTTCGAACGTGGAGAATGCTTTGTTCAATCAGAATTTTATTGTTGCTGGTACAAGAAAAGCATATGACGCTGCGATTGGTGGTGTGAAATCAGATACTTTGAGTTTGACCAACTGGGCAAACGCAGTTGCTATTTCAAAAGATAAAACGTTGGCTGACATGGCAGAGATGTTGAAGTATGGATTTGAAAGCGATCCTAATTACATTGAGAAATTCTACGATGGTTTGGCTCAAGTAAACTTCTTCAAAGATACTCACTTGGCTTACAAGATGTTAGGTTCTATCTTCGGTAAAGTTGATGGTAAAAAGTTGTGGGAAATGACAGATGAAGAGTATGCCGATGCCTTTAATCAAATTATTTATAAAACCAAAAATGGTGATTTGAAACTTGCCGATGGTAAGACATACAAATTGTTGACTAGTTTATTCTGGGGTTGGACTCTTGCTCCACAAGCTACAGAAGTTACGGGTCGTTTGATGTCTTTAGGAGGCGATAAAGCATTTGCTAACTCTTACACAACTAGAGCGTTGATTGATTACTTCAAGAATACTGCAAATGGAGATGCCACGGGTGGTTTTATTGAAGATTACATTGCCGACAGAGATTTGACGCTCGATCGTAATACTCTTAAGAAATTGTTGTCCATCGTTGACTTTGGTCTAGAGGGAGACAATCCTTTTGAAAAAGAAGGTTTGAAAAAAGTATTCTTGGGTGATAATATGTTCGCCAAAGGTGTCGGTTCAATTAGAAAAAATATTCGTGGAGGAATCAAAGAAACATATAGAGAAATTCAGAGAAATGATAAGTTCGATTTGATGACTTCTTTGAAATTCAGAGCTTTACAAACAGCAGATGTTGTTGCTTGGAGCGTTGTTCCTTTTGCGAAGGTTCCTGCGAACGTGGTGTATGTTGCAACTCAGAAGAGTTTCCCTCCCGCTGCATTGACGATTTATTATGGGTCTCAGAGAGCCTACGATAAAAAGCAAAATGAATTCGATAAGAAATACCCAAAGGCTGTTAAGAAGTTTGCAACCGAGGCCCAAAAGAAGGCTTACGAAAAAGATAAGATGGAGTTGGTTAAATTGAAGCGCCAAGTAACTTATGATTTCGCTCAGATTGAGGTATCGTTTGGTGTGGCTGCATTTGCTACAACAGCGGTTCTTGCGGGTGCTGTAATTGCTTCATCTGAACCAGGGGAAGAGAAGGATAAATTGTACCCAGCGGCAAACCTTAAGGCTGGAACATATAACAGAACTATTCACATGGAATATTTGAAAGCTGTACTTTCTGGTAAACCCGTAGATAACTTTGCAATTCGAAGAGGCGGTGCGGTTAAACCCGGAGATCAAATAAATAGTTTTGGTAATATGGGTATCAGCGGTTATGCCTTGGGTTCTTATAGTTCTGCATATGGTGCGTACAGAGGAGAGTTAATGGAATCTAAGAACAAATTGAAAGCGATTAGTTATGGTTTGGGCGGACTATTGTTTGGCGAGTTACTTACTAGTGGTGCAAAACAACTTCCAATGTTGCAGGGTACAACTAGAATTTATCAAGCGTTCACAGATGAGAAAGGTTACAAATTTAGTAACTGGGCCTCGGGAACAACTGCTGCTTCTTTATCTGTATTCTCGCCATCTGTTTTGTCTGTTATCAGCAAAGGAAATGCAGAATTGATTCAAAGTCTTAGTCAGTTGCAACCTCAATACGAACCAAGTATGCAAAAAGGTGTATATGGAGTGTTACCAAACTCAGTCGGTAAAATATTTGCCAATACAATTCAGAAGTTGAATCGTAACGTATCCTTCTTGGCTAAGAATGAATATTATGAAGCACAGATTGGCCCATTTGGTGAAGAAATGCAGTACAGAACAACTACATCTGAACCTGGAACAGCGCAAGCCTACTTGGAAACCATGGTAAATCCATTCTCATCTAGAGTTTACAAAGGTGGTTTTACATTGACTACTAAGCAAGTAGAAGAGCAAAAAGAATTGTACAGAAGGTCCATGAATATTCATACTACCTTGGTCAATTTGGCTTTGGCTTATGCTGAACTTACGGGCTCAGAATATGTATACGAAGTAGACGGAGAAAAGATGAATTTGCTTAAGTTGGTAACCGATGCTAAAAAGAATGAGTTTACTTTCTCTAGTGAGGACACAAGACAACAGCAATCTGTAAGTCAAATCAGACAGAAGTATTCTGCTACTTACTCTTTGCCTTTGGCTATGTATCGTGAAGAGCTTAAGAAGAGAGGTTTACAGAAATTCTACGCTATGCAAGAAGTTAGCAATGCTGTAGACAACGGTGTCATCGGTAAGGTTCAATCCTATATTAGAAATGGTGACTTGTTGCTGGCCCAAGAGGAGATAGAAAACTTCTTCTCTCTGTATTCAGAAGCGAGAAGTGCTGCTAACTTGGATTATGAGAATGATTACAAAAATCGTGAGCGCTTTCTACTTATGGAAATGAAGAGAAAGGGTGTTCTGAACGAGGGCGACTACGAAAAACTCATAGGCATAGGGGGAAAATAAATCATTTTTTGTATCTTTGATATATGGCATTAAGTGTAGATCCAATAGTAACCTTTACTCATTCTACCGGTAAATTGATTATTATCGATTCTACTGGTGACTATAATGCGGTGACTAACCCCAAAGGTTGGGGGTCTCCGAACGAAGCACGTTCTGCTTTAACTGCTATTAGCACTGTCGCTACTAGTCCCGATGGTACGGCTGTAACAATTACAATGACTGGTGGCGATTTTGACAATGATATAATTCGCTCTCAAGATATCGCCTCTACATTGACTTTAGTTGATGGCATTTGGAAGTTTGTAACAACCTTCACAGTTGGTGCAAATAGCGAAGTAATAACAACCTATACTTATCGTGACGCTAGTATTAAGTGTGCTTTAGGTAAGTTGGCATTGGGCGATATGAGTTGTAATGACTATGCCGAGTTAAAGATGCTTTACGATAAGATGTTGCAAGTGATGGAGTGTGAGGAATACGTTCTTGCAGAAGAAATCTATGCAGACATTAATGATGCTCTGAATGGTTGTTCATCTTCAATTCGCAGGGGCTGTGGCTGTTAAATATACAACAGAACAATACATTAAAGCATATTTAGCCGTAGATAAGGCTATCTGTACGCTCATTGAGGAACAATATGCCGAGATGAAGTACGATATGCCTTGTAAATCATATGAGTCGAATATCAAGAAGGGTTTGTTTTTGAAATTCGCCCTTGAAAATATTGCTTGTAATGAAGATACGGATCAAGACAAACTAATCAGTATTGCAAACAGATTCTCCAAGAATTGTGCAGATTGTGTGATAAGCGATGCTGAAATTGCTGCCTTTTTGGGTACGTCAAAAGGTTTGGAAATCATCGATAACTTTGACGATTTAGATGTCGATGTTAAGAAGTTTGTGGTTGCCAATAAGACTAAAAGTTTGTTGGAAATTGATGAATTAGATAAGTTAGTAAAAGCTATCAAAGCTGCTGGTTTATGGAGTAAATTTCATGTAATTTATCCTTTTGTTGGTGCTGATTTGACTGCCAAAACTTACAATTTGGTTAATATCGCAAAGCATCAGATAGGTTGGGGCTCAGGCAGTTCTTCAGTTACGAAAGGTGTAGACTTTGATGGTACAACCAATGGCTTCGGAGATTTGAATTTGAACTTTGCTAGTTTGGGATATTCTCAAATTGTTGATGTTCACGTATCATTCTATACTCCTGATGCAAATACGGTGGCTAGAAACATCGCTTGGGGCGCAATCCAAGATTATACAGTCCCTGGTGGAGACGATCGAATGACCTTTGTATTCGATGGTGTAGGACAGAACTACTTTACCGATATGTGGGCCCAAGGTGGTCTTGCAGGTCGTGTTGTAGTTTACGATTTCTTAGATGGTGGTAACCAAGGTTATTACATCACTACTACCAAGGCTCAGAATGATTTGAGAATGAGGAGAGAGGCAGTAGAGTTGGGAGCTTATACGTCAAATCGTATAGTAAGTCCCATCCCGAACTTAGACCTTTATATGGGTGCAATCAACGCAGATAATACAACACAAGATGGAACAACCCGTTCTTTCGGTTTCTTTACCGTTGGATATGGTTTGACCGATGCTGAGTGCGATACATTAAGCACCCTAGTTAAAACATTTTTAAATTCATTAGGAAGATAATGTTTACAAGAGAACAGATTGAGAATGCTATAAAGGCCAAAGGGTATAAGTACTTTGAAAATGGCGATTACAATATGAACGTGGTCGGAATACGTAATAACGCCCCCAGTAAGAAAGTTACCAATGTGTTTGACGATTGGTTGTCTATCTCCTTTAAAGTGAATGGTGTATGGCAGTCCTTTATTTGGAGTGCTACTCTCGATCCAGGAAAAGCACCGATGGCTGAGGGAAACAATGGTACGGGTACTGCTCGCATCGTTCCTGGTCAATACCCCGGTTCTCACTACGTTGGATTGCACCAAGGTAAGTACGAAGCATTGAAGCAGAAAGCCAATGTGAAGGTTTATCGTGATGCCAACAAGGATATGAATTATGATGAGAGTAAGATTACCGAAGGTGTTTACGGAATCAATATTCATAAGGCTGGTCGAGATTCGACTTGGATTGACCACTGGTCTCATGGTTGTACCGTGTTCAAGCGAGTGAAGGACTTTGATGTGTTTATGCAACATTGCAAGAAAGCCGCCAAGTTACAAGGTAACTCTTTTACATATACCGTTATCGAAAGTAAGGATATCGCCTAAATTTTGGGTCTCAGATGGCAGCATTAGACGTTATAGCATCCGAACTATTAAAGTCTGCCAATGAGGCTGACTTAAACTATAAAAAAACTCGTGACCAAGCGTATAGGGACAAGGCCGTCCGCTTGCGTAAAATTGTTGAAAATTTACGATTGGTTGCGTTTGGGGCAACAGATTTAAATGGACTAGACGATGTAACAATCAGTGCCCCTGCCAACGCACAAGTACTAACCTATAACTCTACCAGTTTACAATGGGAGAATCAAACTCCTGCTGCTGGTGGTGGTGGGGATATGCTCAAAGCTACATACGATGTTGATAATGACGGAGTTGTAGATAGTGCTGAGACCATTCAGATTATAGTAAGAAATAGCACGGGTGTTACTTTAACTAAAGGGCAAGTAGTCTACTTGAGTGGAGCAACAGGAAATAGACCTAATGCGGTTTTATCTCAAGCACATACTGAGGCTACATCCTCTAAAACCATAGGTATAGTTGTAGCAAATATTGCAAATAACTCTGATGGATACGTAGCAACAAACGGAACTCTTCATGATTTAGATACTTCGGCTTTTACGGCTGGAGATGCTGTTTGGTTATCTGCTACTACGGCTGGAGCATTTACAAGTACAGTTCCTGCTGAACCTAATCATACAGTATTTATCGGCTATGTTGCTAGGGCTCACCCCACTCAAGGTCGTTTGGTTATCTCGATTCAGAATGGTTACGAGTTTGATGAGTTACACGGAGTTCTTCTAACTTCTGAAGCAAACAACGATCTTGTAGTTTACGAAACTTCAAGTGCTCTTTGGAAGAACAAAAGCATATCTACCATCTTCGGAGGTACTCCTTTAGTCACAGTCCCTACCCTAGCACAAGTAACCACAGCAGGGAATACCACTACTAATTTTATTACTGTAGGGGGAATAACAGCAAACCAAAGTGTAACAGCAAGTGGAGCAATTGCAAGGGGTTCTTATTTTAATCAGACCTTAGTAGCAGCAGCAAACAATGACGTATTGGTAGGACTAGACATCAATCCTACATTTACAAATGGTGCGTTTACGGGGGTAACAACTCAAGACGTTAGAATAGGAGGAACTGGTGTAGTAAATTTTCAATCAGCGAATGGTATTATAAGATTTAGCGGAAGTAACTGGATGACTGTAAACGGAACAGATTCCAGATTCTATTTACAACCAACCACTGGAGCTCAGTTTAGATGGTTTACAGGCGGAAGTACTGAAATTGCTCGTTTATATAGTACAGGAAACTTAGTACTTCAAAACGGAGGAACATTCACAGACGCAGGTTATCGTTTAGATGTACAAGGAACTGCAAGAGTTAGTGGAGTATTAACACTAGGTTCAACGATAACTAATGGAACTTATACTTATACCCTACCAGGTGCAACAGGAACTTTGGCTTTAACAAGTGCAATACCTGCTAACCCTGTTGGTGGAACAGGTTCAACAAACTATATTCCTAAATTTACTGCTGCATCTACAATAGGTAATAGTAATATTTCAGATAGTGGTACACTTGTAAATATAGGTTCTGACACTAATATCAGTGGGTTTATAAGTGGTGGTTCCACTAAAGTGCTTCCTGCAGGTAACACATTTTTAGGGCAAACATTTAATGTTGCAGGTAGTGCAAATGGCTGGGGTATAGTTAGTAGAAATACGTGGAACTTTAATGACGATGCTTTTACTACTGCTGGCTTTTCTGCGTTTGACAATAGAATTATAACAACAAGAAGTATTGCAACAACAAATGGTTTTAATATAAATCAAGGTTATGTAATAAATAATGGAACTGCTACAGAAAATACAACTGTTTGGCGAGCATTAACAGCAGGAACAGGAAATTTTAATAGTGTTGTATTATATGCTGGAGGTGCTACTGGACCAATAGCAAATACAAATTCATATACAAATTATATTGTTTTTGAATCAGCTCATATACCTTCAAATAATATAACCAATTTTTACGGATTAAACATTGCTGATGTTTCTGCTTCTACTATAACAAGAGCAGTAAATCTACAAATTAGTTCGGGTACAGGTAAATATAATATTTATGCAGGTGGTACTGCTAATAACTACTTAAATGGTGCTTTAGGTATTGGTACAACGAGTTTAACAGGATATAATTTAAGAGTTCAAAAAAATATTACAGGAGCAACTACTTCTTATGGTATTGCTAATGAAGGAACAATTCAATCAGATGTAACTTCTCAAGCATTATATCATCAAGTTGTATCAGCAACTGCTGCAGCATCTTTTACTTTAAATAATTTAGTTTATTATAGCACTTCACAAGGTACATTTGGGGCAGGTTCGACAGTTTCAACACAAACAGGATTTCAAGTAAATTCAAATCTTATAGGTGCTACCACTAACTATGGATTTAAAGGACAAATACCTGCAGGTACTAACCGATGGAATCTCTATATGGATGGTACTGCTCAAAACTATTTAAATGGTAGTCTGTCAATAGGCACTACAACCACTACAGCCAAATTCCAAGTTACAGGATCAATCACCGCAGCCTCTGCAATAGCAAGAGGAACATATTTAAACAATACACTTGTAGCAGCAGCAAATAACGATGTATTAGTGGGATTGGATATTGCACCAACATTTACTAATGGTGCTTTTACAGGGGTAACAAATTATGCAATAAGGCTTGGTGCTAATTCACCAACTATTAAGGGAAGTACTGATATACAATTATATTATGGAACTGGTAAAATAAAGATAGGGTCTGAATTAGGAGATTACACAGGAGGTGGTAAAATTGAATTTTCTAGTGCAAGCAATGCAACAGATTTAATAATAAATTATACAAAAAGAGGAGCTGCAAGATGGGCTAATACTATAACTTCAACTAGTTACGATATAACAAGTGAGTCTACAAAATACTTTTCTATTTTTAGAACAACAGGAAACCTTACCCTACAAAACGGAGGAACATTCACAGACGCAGGTTATCGTTTAGACGTTAACGGAACAGCACGAGTACAAGGAGCAGTTACTGCAACTCTAGCAAATGCATTTACAGACAGCGTAGTCTATTATAATTCTTCTACGGGGTTGATGACCTATGGAACTGCTCCGATTGCGATTCAGTTCAAAATAGATTACGATCCAAATATAATAGGCGTAAAGAATGGCTCTAACGTAGTCTTTACGACTAGTGCAACCTTTATTTCTACCACAACGAGAGTTTACCTTAATGGTCAGAGATTAACTCGTGGAGTAGGATACGATTACATAGAAACAGGAACAAACCAAATCACATTTGCAGCTGCTCCTTTTGCTACAGACCAATTAATAATTGAATATCAAATATAAACATCATGGCCATAACTAAAATCAAAAAATCCCAACTCGATGCCCTCACAATTGTGAACGCTGACATCGATGCCTCTGCGGCTATCGCCAGTTCTAAATTGGCCGATGGTGCGAATTTCGTGAAAAAAGATGGAAGTGTAGCCTTTATAGCCGACCAATCTTTGGGTGGTTTTAGAATAACAAACTTAGGTGCTCCTACAACAACAACAGATGCCGCAACTAAAGCATATGTAGACTCGGTTGCTCAAGGTTTGAGCGTTAAAACTTCTGTGCGTGTAGCAACAACTGCCAATATTACATTAAGCGGTACACAAACTATTGATGGTATTGCCGTTATTGCGGGCGATCGGGTACTTGTAAAGAACCAAAGCACAACTACTCAGAATGGTGTATATGATGTTTCAGCCGGTGCTTGGAGTCGCTCAACAGATTCTGATACGGGTACGGAATTAGTAAACGCTTTCTACTTTGTAAATGTAGGAACTACTTTGCAAGCAACGGGTTGGACTCAGAGTACACCTGGTCCTATTACAATCGGTTCAACATCAATTGTATTTAACCAATTCTCTGGAGCCGCTGACTATGTGGCAGGAGCAGGTTTAAGTAAAACTGGTATTACTTTTGATGTAGGAACTGCATCTTCTTCTCGTATTGTTGTCAATGCCGACAATATTGATTTAGCAACTACGGGTGTAACTGCTGGAACTTATAATAGATTTACAGTAGATTTGTATGGACGTATTACTTCTGCGGTTGCTGGTACAACTGATAATTTAGTAGAAGGCAGTACTAATTTATTCTTTACAAATGCTCGTGCTCAATCAGCCATCACGGGAGGTGCTTCAACGATTACTACTTCTAACTTGACTTTGAATAGAGCATTGGTCTCAGATGCTTCTGGCAAAGTAGTAGTAGCGACCACCACAGCAACTGAAATCGGATATGTGAATGGAGTAACTTCTGCTATACAAACTCAGTTGAATGGTAAGCAAGGACTTGATTCAACTTTGACTGCGCTTGCTGGCTTGGCTACGATTGCTGATCAGTTGATTTACGCTACAGGTGTAGATACTTTTGCAATGTCTGCTTTAACGGCCTTTGGTCGTTCTTTGTTGGATGATGTAGATGCTACAACTGCTCGTAATACTTTAGGACTTACTATCGGTACGAATGTACAAGAGTGGGATGCTGATTTGGATGCAATTGCTGGTTTAGGCGGTGCTTCAGGATTTTTGAAAAAGACTGCTTTGAATACTTGGTCTTTAGATACTAATACTTACATTACTGGAAACCAAACAATTACGTTAAGCAATGATGTAACTGGAAGTGGAACAACTTCAATAAGCGTAACTCTTGCTTCTGTAGGAACTGCTGGTACTTACACTAAAGTAACAACAGATGCTAAAGGTCGTGTGACTTCTGGTACTACTTTATCAACAAGTGACTTGCCATCTGGAACAATGAATAGTGCTAACTATACAATAAGAGAAACACCAAGTCCAGTTCCTAATGGAGCATCTACAGTATTTACTTGTTCTTCGGCCGCTATTAATGGTTCTGAGCAAGTTTTCTTAAATGGAGTATTGATGGAGTCTGGAGCAGGTAATGATTATACGGTTGCTTATACACCCTTGATAATTACTTTCTTATTTGCTCCGGTGGCAACGGATAAAATCAAAATAAATTACTTGAAACCATAACTATGGCTAGAACTCAGATACCAACTACATTAATCGAAGACGGATCAATTCGTAGAGTAGATATTAATACTACTACTACAGGTCAAGCATTGACCGCTAGAATATTTGTAAATTCGCCTTTGACTATTAATAGCACGGGTGTTGATTCGGGAACTGGTGATGTTACTTTGGGCCTCAGTACAGCCAATTTAGTAACTAGTTTTAATACAAGAGTTGGAGCAATAACCTTGAGTGGTAGTGATGTTACTACTGCTCTAGGCTTCACTCCCGTTAGTGGAAACCAAACTATAACTCTTTCCGGGGATGTAACGGGTTCGGGTGCTACAGCAATTACAACTACTTTAGCAAACACAGGCGTAACGGCTGGTGCTTACACAAATGCCAATATCACTGTCGACAGCAAGGGTAGAATTACTGCCGCAGCAAATGGTTCGGCTGGTGGAAGTGGTTATACAGGATCTTTTACAGTTGTTATGAATCCTCCTGGACAACAAACTTTAGATATACAAAATGGAATTATCGTAAATGTTTTGTAACTTCGCCACATGATTAAAATACAAGACATCATAGTACCAACTAAAGGGACTGCGAAATACTTCAATATTCTCGCATTGAACTTCCCTATGAATCCTAGTTCTGTAACTTTCTATTGGCAGATTTTATCTGAGGCCGAAGACGAAGACGGAGTTAAAATCCCAAGCACTCCGTTGATGGATGGCAACTTAACAATGAACCAAGAAGAGTATTCTGCTTGGGGCTCGGACGATTCTTACGTTACAGATTGGGCTTGTAATAAATTAGACTTTACAATTTTATGATAAACTTAAATAAAAATTTACTTGGTCTAGACGGAAAGGAAATCGCAGACACAAACATCGGCAAGATTGTCGCTCAAACACTAATTCAGTCTGGAAAGGGAGATGCTCTCAAGTTCTGGCATTGGGCAAACAAAATGTACAATGGAGAATCTTTGGACTTAGATCCCACTGATACTGAAGTACTTAAATCATTCATCAAGGAGAACGAGACTATGACCATTTTGGTTAAGGCTCAAGCTCTTGAATGTTTCTAAACACGACCCCCGTATCCAAGAGAGGCAATCTATATGGTTGCCTTTTTTGTTTTTATTTTGTATCTTTGATATATGCAAGAAGTATTCTCACGTACAATAGATTTTCAGAGCGGCCTTACGGGGTGCTTGGTTATTTCAAATACATCAGCCAATACAGGTGCTTTTCAAGGTTTTGTAGTTAATGCAGACGCTGTTGTGGCTCAGGTTTTAAACCCAGCAGGTACAGATATCACCTCAGCATTGGGTCTCACATCTGTAACTCTTAAACAAGGTATGCTTATTACCGCAGCTAAGGGGGCTTATTTTTCATCAATTACTTTAACTTCTGGGTCAGTAATTGCCTATTTAGTTTAATATGTGGATCGGCATTGGAATCGGTATCAACAGAAACAGATATGCTCAAGGCATATTTAACGCATACAATTTGCGTGTTGTTGCCGATGGTGGTATCACCGAAGCGGGGCAATGTGTTGATGCGGTGAGTTCGTTATTGCAGTCATCATCTTTGTTGCTTATCCCAAGCGGATACAAAGGTGGCAAAGCATATGCCGAAATCCCCACCAACGGCAACGGTGATTTTTCATTCGCACGAGCATCAGACGGAACACGAATAAATAGTGAGGGGTTGGTTGAGGTTTGCCCGTGGAATTTTGTGCAGTATAGCGAGGAATTTAGTAATGCGGCTTGGAACAAAGCAAATGTCACAGTAAGCGCAAATACGACAACCGCCCCTAATGGAACTTTAACTGCTGATTTAGCTGCTAGAAATAGTACTATATTAGGATGTAATGTTTTTCAAGATTATACATCAGCAAATTCTGACACATATACAGCTACAATATATGCTAAATTAGGTACAGTTTCAACAAATTTTGGATTGCGTGTTCAAGGTGCATATCCTAATAGAGGAGATGCTTTATTTAATTTGTCTACTGGAGTATTAATTGGCACAAGTAGCGGGGGTGCAAATACTTTAACTTCTGCTACTATAACAAGTGTAGGTGACGGATGGTATAAATTAACTGTAACAACTAAATTTGCAAATGCTTTAAATACAGTTAGACATATATATGGAGCAACATCTTCAACGTCTGTTAATGCTTGGGAAGGAGCTGATGGTGCATTAAGCAATGTTTATGTTTGGGGCGCACAATTAAACATCGGCTCAACCGCCAAACCCTATTTCCCCACAACCGACAGATTAAATGTACCTAGGTTAGACCATACTTACGGCAGTTGTCCAGCGTTGTTACTTGAACCGCAGAGAACAAATTTCACTGTGTATAGTGAGCAGTTTACAAATGCGGCTTGGGTATTAGATGGAGACGGGGCGGGGCAATCAGTAACTGCAAATTATTCTATTTCACCCGATGGCACACAAAGTGCCGATAGATTGCAACTGAATAAAACTGGTGGCTCATATTCAAGAATTAGACAAAATTCCGTGCAAATTGGGGTATATACCTTTTCGGTATATTTAAAAAGCAATACAAGTTCTACGCAAAATGTTGGTATCAGATTAGAGGGTGCAGGAATAAATTGCGCAGTTACACCAACATGGCAAAGATTTAGCGTTACGACTACAACTATTGTTAACGCACAATCTCAAATTTTGTTATTTGATACAATCAGCGGGAACGAGGAAACGGCAGACATTTCAATTTGGGGCGCACAATTGGAGGCGGGAAGTTATGCCACATCGCTAATCTTAACAACCTCAGCATCAGCGACAAGGGTTGTGGATTCATTCTCACGCAATAACATCTACATCAATGGTTTGATAACATCATCGGGGGGAACTTGGTTTGTCGAGTTAAGGAATAACATTGCGTATGTGCGTGATGGTGCGGGTGCTTTTCCATTGTTTATATCTTCAACATCGACAAGTGGGGCAGGTTCAAATTCTCTTGAATTTAGAAATGCAACGGGTGGAAGTTCTGTGAGATTGTCAATCTTAAAAAGAATTGGAGGCACGGGTACCTTGTTATTCAATACTACAACTGACATTGTTAAAGTAGCTATTAAATGGAATGGAACAACCGCAGATGTGTTTGTAAACGGAGCTAAGCAAGTATCAGCAACCGCATTTACTATAACCAATATGGAATTTTTAAATGGATTTGGTACTGATATCCCATTATTTATCCAAGCAATGGGACTACATCCCACGCCTTTAACCGATTCACAATGTATTGAATTAACAACCTTATGACCTTTTCAAAATACGAATTTTTAAGCCAAACGGATTGGGACAAATACAAATCCCAAATCACACAAGACGGGGAACTTGTTAATTGTGCCATCGTTGAAATCGGCAATATATGTTTAGCCAACGACACCGAAGGCAACTGCACCGACCTTTCCCCTTTGTATGCCGTTGACATCCTTTGGAACGATGAACCGTTGGAATCATTCAGCACAAAAGAGGTCTTCCCCTCTCCAGCGGGGATACACGTTTTCTCTGGTTTAGAACACCTATATACAGAACGGTTCTGCCAACTCAACCCCGATTCGCCATATTGCAATCTTGAAAAAAATTAACTAACTTAGTACTATGAAATTCATTCAAGAAATATTCAAAGGTGTTAAGAATGAGTACAGTCATAAGAGATTTATTGCTATTGTTGGGGCATTTGTGCTTTTCAGTACTATGGTTTACAATAATATTTACCCAAAAAGTATTCTACCTAGTACGGATCTTATTCAAGCGGTTGAGTATGTGGTAATTGTTTGTATCGGTTCAACAGCGGCCGAGAAATTTTCTATTAAGAATGGCCAAGGATAAGCCCATAGCGAAAACAACCAAAGGCAAGAACGCCAATTACTTACCTACAAAGAGTGGAGCAGGTAATAACCTTTGCAAATCACCAAGTAAATTTTAAAATGAAAAAAACTATAAAAAAAGCCGTTACTAAGAAGACTTCTGAGTACGGAGGTATGGAAAAATATGCATCTAAGAAGGCCGAGATGAAGCACGAGAAGAAAGAGGGTAAGAAAATGGAAGCCAAAGAAAAGATGATGTACGCTAACTTGAAAAAGAAGAAGAAGTGATGATTCAGCAAAACGACTCAACGGCCAACGCCTTGACATTTATTTCTGGGAGTTCAACAATTATTTCTTTTGCTACTGCTTGGTTACCCGTGTTTTCTTTAATTGCAGCTACCATTGGTATAATCTCTGGTATCTTGGGTGCATTTTATTACATCAAGAAAATTAAAGAGTAAAGATGGCAACTAAGGTTAAAACTACAAAAGAAGTAGGAAAGTGGAAGCCGAAAGCATCCATTAAAAGACCGGGGGTTGTTTCTAAGAAGAAAAGTTCCTCTTTGAAAACTTCTAAAAACTACGTTAAAAAATACAAAGGGCAAGGATGAAACAAGGATTATATGCAAATATTAATGCTAAGAAAAAGCGCATTGCATCAGGAAGCGGAGAAGTAATGAGAAAGCCTGGAACCAAGGGTGCTCCAACAGCAAAAGCATTCAAACAATCTATTAAGACAGCCAAGAAGAAATGATTGAAGGTTTCTCATTTGGTATTTTATTTATTACCTTTACAATAGGAATCTCCTACATCGTTGGAGAAATTATCGATAAGAAAGATGCCGAGAAATAAAATAGTTGGAAAAAATACAGCACCCGCTTCCAATAAAGCAACGGGGCGTAAACCTGCGTATCAGAAGGCTTACAATGCACGTCCCGAACAAGTTAAGTATCGCCAAGAATTAAACGCTGAGGCCCGAAAGAAAGGTATTTATGGCAAGCGACACGCTGCTGGTAAGGACTTATCTCATACCAAGAGCGGTAAAATGGTACTAGAAAGTCGTAGTAAAAACAGGGCTCGCAACGGTCAGAACGGAAAGACCACAAAAAAATAAAAATTTAACTTGCTTTCTTATTGGGACTCAGATTATATTTGTAGTCCCATGAAAGATTTAATTAAGAGAGCACACAGCACAGCCAAAGAAAAAGGCTTTTGGGACACAGAACGAAATGTGTCAGAAATGTTGATGTTAATCGTCAGCGAAGTAGCAGAAGCCCAAGAGGCACTGCGTAAGAATCACTACGCCAACCAAGAAGTTGTAAACTCATTAGCTCAGGATCTTGAGTTAGACAAAACAGACGAGGAGTTCTTATTGAAGACACTCGTATGGAAGGGTAAATTTGAAGACAATATCAAATCTACTTTTCAAGATGAAATCGCAGATGTAGCCATTCGTTTGTTTGATTTGTGTGGAGGTTTGAATATCGATCTCCAGAAGCACATCGAGTTGAAGATGAAGTACAATTCAATGAGGGGCTACAAACACGGCAAAGCATTCTAATATGGAACTAAATCACGAAATACTATCGGACATTGTTGTATGGAGCAAATATGCCAAGTACAGCAAAACTAATCAGAGAAGAGAAACTTGGAAAGAAATCATTGACCGCAACGTGGATATGCACGTGCGTAAGTTTCCCGAACTAGAAGACCTAATCAAAAATGCCTACTCATTTGTATACAAAAAAGAAATCCTTCCGTCAATGCGGTCCCTTCAATTTGCTGGTAAACCTATTGAAGTTAATAACGCACGTCTTTTTAATTGTAGTTATCTGCATATTGATGATTATCGAGCATTTAATGAGACCATGTTCCTTCTTCTTTCTGGAACTGGTGTTGGGTATTCAGTCAGCAACAACCACATTGCTAAACTACCTGCGATTACAAAACCAAAAAAGCAAAGAAGATTTTTAATCCCCGATAACATCGAAGGATGGGCTGATGCCGTAAAGGTATTGATGAAGTCGTATTTCGGTCTCAGCACTTGGAAACCAACCTTTGACTTTCGTGCTATTAGAGCAAAGGGAGAGTTATTGATTACAAGTGGTGGAGTAGCACCAGGACCAGAGCCTTTGAAGATTTGTTTGTTGCAAATCGAATCTATCCTAGAGCGTAAGCAAGACGGTGAGAAGTTGACAACCTTGGAGTGCCACGATATCCTATGTCACATTGCAAATGCAGTATTGGCTGGTGGTATTCGTAGGTCTGCAATGATTGCTCTATTCGATTACGATGATGAGCAAATGCTAACTTGCAAGTTCGGTGATTGGTACGAAACAAATCCTCAGCGTGGTCGTGCGAACAACAGTGCAAAATTACTCCGTGGTAAGATTGACAAGAGTCAATTCTTGGACTTGTGGAAGAAAGTTGAAGCAAGTAATTCGGGTGAGCCTGGTTTCTTCTTTACAAACGATTTGGAACTTGGAACCAATCCTTGTGCTGAGATTAGTTTGAACTCGTTCCAATTCTGTAATTTGGTGGAGATTAATGCATCTGACTTGACAGATCAGTACGATTTTGAACAGAGAACAGCTGCTTCTGCCTTTATTGGAACATTGCAAGCATCTTATACTGATTTTCATTATCTGAGACCCGAGTGGAAAGAAGTAACCGAAAGAGAAGCTCTATTGGGAATCGGTATGACTGGTGTTGCATCGGGTGCAGTTCTTAGTTTGGATATGCCTGAGGCTGCTGAA